TCTGTTGATGGTATTACTATAACATAGGGTACCCTATTAGTCAATAGGTTACCCTATGATTTTTTATGTTTGTGAATTGTGTATAATTTACATATTTGTATAGGGTACCCTATTAGTATAATATATACAAATGACCATAGAAAAGTTGACAAGATAAAGCTATAATGTTAATATGTAATACTACTCTTACACCAAAAATGAAAAGAGAATTATTACATATAATAAATAAAGGAAGGTGTAAGAATTATGGCATATAGCCCAAAATCACAAAAAGATTATAATGATAGATGTACAGTTGTAAAACTTAAATATACACCAGAAGAAACGGAAGAATGTGCAAGAATGAAACGGTATGCAAAAGATAATAACATACCAATGAGCGTATATATCAAGAAGCTAATACAGGATGATCTTGACAGAAAAGGTTATAAATAAATATATGATAGACGATAAAATAACAAAAGAGCACATAGAACATTTAAGAGACATAAACTATTATGATGCTTTAAAGTTGTTTGATAATGGAAATATACGTTATTTATATGATGATTTATTTATAGAGTATATACGCCACATAATAAAGAAATGCTTGTTTATAACTGATACTGATAACATGACAGATATAATATATAAATGTTTTGTTGTATCTGGTAACGTGTCAAGATGTCTTAATATGCTTAGATATAATAATATACAGTATAATCAAAAGTTATCAAATGGAAGATATAGAGTTAATAAGGAAGACGTATATAACGCTTTGAATAATGGTAGATGTGCAGATATTGAAATAGATTTTATAGCACATTTATTATGGTATGGAAGAAACTACAATGAATTAGATAGTTATATAGATACTATGTTGTCAAAGATAAAACAGTTGTATTAACCGCATATAATAGGAAGTAACCCTTTATCAATCATTGTGATCTGCATAACCTGTTATCATGCGTAAAATGTACAGATAGCCTTGTAAGCGTGTAGAATGCGTTTTAAGCGGTTTTGATGCTTATATGATAATTATATCGGATAGTGTGCCTAAAGTCGTTTATATAGCGTTTTACAAGGTTGTTTTTAAGATAGGATGTACAGAAAAGGCTACATCTGGACTGTTTAAAACGTGCAGCATGATGATATTTTTGTATCATTTTAATACATTTTTGAGTGTATTTTTACGTCAATTTGCGTCAAAATGTGCGTTATTTTATGCAAGAATATTGTATATTTATACATTATTTGTAATGTGTTTTTATGCAAAAATTTGTATAGAATAGCGTTGCTTTTGTGTGTTGGAATGGGTGAAATATTGCGGTAAAGTGTGAGTATTTTTATCTAAAATGTAATTGAAATGTGATGTATTTTTATCTGTTTGGCGTGTGGTTTTTGATGTGAATATGTGATAATTTTGTCTGTTTTTATGTGGTATTTTATGTCTTGTTTTGAGTCTTGATCTTGTGTTTTTTAAATGTCTGGATAGTGCTAGAATGTGCTTATTTACAATGGTTTTATAGGATACAGATTATATAATGTGGTGTGGTTAGATGTGGTTATATTGTGCGTTGTTTATGTGGTATTATGTTAGATTATGTGAGTATATATTGGAGTATATTGTATGGTATATCAGATGTATTATAATAGTAATATTATGTGGTATATGAGCGTGTAATGTATGGTGTATCATGTATGTATATTGTAAGTTATATGTAATGTATTATGTGATATATATATATAATGTATATTATGATGTATATTATTGTGGGTTTATGGTGTAGTTGTTTGATGGTGTTGTGTAGGTGCATTGTGTTATGTTGATATAATTTTATATTGTATTTGGGGATGTGATCTTGTTTGCTGTTGTGCGTCCAGATGGTTTTATTTCGTCCAGATTTTTGTGTTATTAAAGTGTGTTACAATTTTTGTGTTACATTTGTGTATTATTTTGTAGTGGTGTGCTATCCCATTTTTACCGCTGTTTTTGATGATAAAGTGGAGTGTATTAGTCTATTTTGTTATATTTTTGCGACGCAAGTGGTGATATAAGTTTGTGTTACACTTTTGTGTTACAATCTTGTAATCGAATTTTTTGTTGGAAATCCAACACAACGAACTGAATTGACCAATAGTCATTTAATCACGTTTTTTCGCTCATTTTCTCTTGTTTTCTCTTATTTTCTCACTTTTTCTTTTTTCGAGTATACTATAATAATATTTATAATTGTCTATACAATTAAAATCTCCCGTCCCATGATCCTATCCAGATACCCGATAAAATTTTAGTTTCATCACAAAAAAATTTTGTCTGATGTATTGCCCCGTGTTTTATCCCTATTCAAAAATGTCAAGAAATAACAAAACTTGACTTTTTTACACTTCCCACAAAAATGCAAAAGTTAGTTTTATTCAACAATAGCAAGGGTTTTCAGGAGTTGCATAGTTTACTATTTTAATCTATTTTTTTTGATCCTGTTTTATAGTGTATACCAGTGTGACGGGGATAGTTTACATTTATAAAATTAATATAATAATGTCATATCCACTGATGAGTTCAACTCACACTACTCGTCCAAAAATCAAAACTGGTAATCCATCATCCCACACTCGCCTCCAACAGAAAAAATTCTCACCCTCATACCACCTCATAAATTACACCAAATCTACACACAATTCACCAAAATAATCAAAATGAGTTCGAGATTGAGTTCGACCGCACCCTTATATATCAACGCAAAATAAATTTTCTGACAATTCTAAATCACCAATTTTTACCCAAAATTACCTGCTCCAAATCACAATATCCCTTGCAAAATCTAACAATTTACGAAGTCCTCTCGAAATGATACCATTACATAACAAATTTAATCTATACACAATTCCAAATAATTCACTCTATCTTAATCCTGCAATATCCCAAATTCCCTTGCCACATCTATCCAAAACGTAGCAATCACTTCCTATTAATAGCGCACATCACTCTTCCATCTTAATCAAAATTATCATCCAAAACACCTATCTCGAAGTCCATAATCTCACATTATCAGGAAATACCCATCTAAATTGTGTCAAACTTTCACACAATTCTAATCACAAAAATTCGCTTAAAAATACATCATAAAAAATCTTGAAATGCCAAATTGACACCTCAAGATACAATCATCCGCAACTCTAAAATCAATTCTATGCTCACTATCTTAATGTACAACTTAAAATAGACATCACAATTACTCTCACCTGAACAACTTGACACTTACTCATTACAATTTTCAAATTAAATCTACATCATATGATCTACAACAAACATCTCAAAAAAATATTTCAAACAGAGAATTATATATTACATATGGGGGGGGGTACTTTTACATCCACAAAAAATCACTACTCTCATATCTCACCTATCTCTAAATTTTAATCCATTAAATAAAAGAATAAATCCATAGAAACATAGAAACATAAAATCTTCTCATAAATAAGAGAAATATAATATGTAACCAAAGTAACAAATTTATAAAATCAAAAGGAGATACCAAAATGGACATTACATTCACATCATCTGAAATCTACAAATTACTTCATCCAGTAAAGCAACATTCAATCCTCTTTTCGGCAACATTAAACAAAATCAAATCCATAACAAATAAATATCTTGCCGATAAGAGAATATACATATCAGAAATAACACCAAAATCATACTTCTATCCCTCAAGAGGAAATGGTAAATCAATCAGAGAGTTATGTTATTTTATAAAGCTAATATCAGATTCAGAAAAGAGTCAATTTTCATATAAGCCATATTCACCAGAATACACAGTGCAAAATTACAAATTTGATATGGAGAATTTATATAAAGCAATGATTTCACAAAAGATACTTAACTCATATGAAACACAAAATAATTCTACAAAACAGAGAAGTAATAACAAAGAAGAAATGAGCTGCTTAAAAATTATTGCCGATAAAAAACAATACAAATAAGAAATTTCATAGATAAAAGAGATCAACCATTATAGGAAACTTAATATTAGCAGCAACCAAAAAATTTAACAACACATAAAGAGAAACTTGTAGTGTCAACAATTTTTGACACAAAATAATTATCCTTTGTGAGAACAAATAAAAAAATACACCAAAAATCAATTTGAAGGGAGAAACACATAAATGTCCACTAAGACCATTACAATTGAAAATCGCAGTCCAAAATATAATAGATTACTGAAAAACTTAGCAAATCAATCAACTGATACTATCCTGGAATGGAAAACGTATTTCAAAAAATGTAAAGTAAATCCAAAATGTAACACTGACTATTTCATAATGGCTATTCAAGTGTGTGAAGATATTCTAAAAGAAAGAAGAGAGAAATAATACATATGACCGATTTAGAAAAGAAATTAAACAAGATTTACAATTACGCTGATTTAATTCATTCAGAGAATCTATTAATACTATCAATTATCGGCTCTCTGTTAAGAGAGTCTGATAAACCAGAGATTGAAAAATGTATTAAGACTTATATTCAGCAAAGAGAAAATATTCAAAAAGGAGTATACGAAGATGATGTTGAGATTACACAATAATACAAGCAAGATGTGGTTTTTTTAAAATATATTTTATTTATGAATGTAATGAATAAATAAAATATATTTGTTTGTCTTATTAAAAAGTAGTATATCTTCTTTCTGTTCAGTTTATGGGAACTGGGTATTGTTAGATGAACACTCATTTGAGGTTTTCATAGGACTCAGCGCACATAAACTGAACGCTCGTAAAATGAATATGGGGGTGAGAATCATTAATAAAAACACAAATAATTATAAAGTGTATATACATACTAACATATTAAATGATAAGAAATATATTGGTATAACAAAAACATCAGAAAGAGAAAGATGGAATAACGGAAATGGTTATCATAAAAATCAAAAATTCTATAAAGATATTCAAAAATATGGTTGGGATGATGGATTCACTCATGAGATCATACAAGACAATTTATCATATAGTGAAGCAAGGCGTTTGGAGAAGTATTATATATCAAAATATAATTCTGTTTCAAATGGATATAACAATGCAAATTTTAATTTAAGTGGATCTTTACAATTTGATTTTGATAATTTCATTCCAATAGATAATCCTGATGGAGAAATAAATAATAACAAGGAATATTTTACAAGAGTACCAAATGAATTTATACAAATTGACATTAGAAAGAAATATAATCTTCACAGAATATTTTATGTTGTATATATTCTTATTGATAAACATAGAAGTTACGAGGATAAATCATACATTGTAATTTCAGAAATATTTGATTTATGTGGTTATAAACTTGGTAAAAACAAACCAAAGGTATTTTATGAAATTATAAAATGTTTACTATTCTTAAATGAAAGTAACATGATTAGAATTACATCTAATTTTGATATTTACGCTGTTGGATATACTGATTGTATTCAAATGGATATTATATATTCTAATTTTGACGCAACAGATAAATTCTCAAAAATTACATCTTCACAACTTGACTTTATAATGATGAGTGAATCAAGTATTAATAAAGAGAATATATTAATGGCATTCCTTTATATCAATTCTTATATTTTTATTCGTCCAAAGAATAAAAATAATGAAGAAATAATAAGTGATCCGAAATCTAAACCAGAAGCATTTTTTCGCAGCATGGAAAGTATGGCAAAAGAATTGGCAATTTCAAAAGATACATTAAATCAATGTATTCAATGTTTAACTTCTTCTAGTGAAAACCAAAAACCTCTTTTGATAAAAAGAGAAGTAGGTAGTATACAACCAGATCCTAAAAAGCCACCACAAAATGTTCCAAATATCTATGTACTTAATAAAGAAGGATATGAACAAGAAATTGAATGGGCTATTTTAAAGATGCTAGAAGTATATAATGTAGATTCATTTGGAGAATTAACAGGTAAGGATGTGAAATAAATTTGACGGATAGAAAGGACGTTGATGATACATATGATTGAATAAATAAAAAAGAGAATATACATATATAACTATTAACCAGTATCACAAAAAGGAGTGATGCAATTATGAATTTTAAATCAAAGGAGAACATTAAATATGACAGAAATAGAAAACAGAAAAAACCATGAATACAGCTATAACAAATATTATACTATGCCAAGCAGAGAAGAATTACATAGAGGATATAGTGGTTGGTTAAACAATGCGGATTTCATTATGTCAAGAGGAAATAATCAAAAACAATCCAGAATTGCAGAAAAAATTGCATCCGATTGGCGAGTAGATGAACAATGCCATAAAAATATTCTTAGTAAAGAAAGAGAGAAAAACAATGATTGAAAGAAATTTTGATAAAAATAATGAAAATTGTATTGAGTTTTTATCTGGTGAACGATATGCCGTTGCAACTTTTACAAACAGGAAACATATCACTCGTTTGAAGAAAATTTATGCTGAAAGAAAAGATGAGATTAAATACTTTAGAGAAAATAAAGATGGTAGTATTTGTGTGAAATTTCCTCTTAAATGGGTAAAGATAAATCCTGGCTCTATACCTGATCCAAATAAACCCAAAAAAGTATTAACAGAAGAACAAAAGGAAAAATTGATACAGAATTTGCAAAAATATCGTGAGTCTAAAAAGAAATAGTATATACCACTACTCTCTTATGTTCAGTTTATCGTAAAATTATAAAGAAATGATAGTCAAATTTCAATTCTACGGTATCTATGGTTAAGTTGTTCCACCTACAACTTAAAATCGAAATTTACCCAAAATTTATCAATATATATTGAGAATAATTAAATAAGGAAAATATGATGAGAAAAATTGATTACAAATATTTCTCAAAAGCCAAGCAGATTGCACAGGTGTCTGATTTTCCAAAGGTACATATTGGATGTATCGCTGTTTATCAGAATCGCATTATCGGAATTGGTTGTAATACAAATAAAACCCACCCAACCCAGAAGTATTATAACCGATATAGAATAGATGACAACGATTTTGATAATTCTGAATCACTTCTACCAAAACTCCACGCAGAAATTAATTGCATAAATCAACTGAAACATTTGAACATTAATTTTTCAAAGGTGAAGTTGTACATATACCGCACTAGAAAAGATATTGTGTGTGGAATGGCTAGACCTTGTGCAAGCTGTATGCAAGCGATAAAGGATCTTGGAATTAGAGAAATATATTATACAACAAATGATGGTTATTCATATGAAAAGTTAGAGAAAGGATGTGTTGCTTAATGGTATGTGCAGGTTGTCACATGAGTTATTGTCCATCAACGTGTCCTGATTATATTCCTGAGAATGCAACCCACTACTGCTCTATTTGCGGTAATGGAATTTACAATGGAGAAGAATTTATAAGGAATGATGGTGATTATGCTCATTGGGAATGTATTGATGGAAAGAAAGACTTAGCTGAATGGCTAGGTTATGAGATTGGAATTATGGAGGAAAGATAAATGATTGATTTAACAACAGGTGTATATATCCCAAGTGTGGACGCAAAAGATATTTATCTTTCCGCACATTATTATAATTACGAAAATCACGATTACGATTTAAAACTTAAAGATGGTAATTATAATTTAAGAAAATTTATTAATACTCTTGATTACAGCTTGGATTTAATTGAATTATTGGATATTTATTATAAAAAATATCGCAAGAATGATTTTTTGTTTACTGTAAAAAAGCACAAGTATACTACAAATGTTATTAATCTCACATTCAAATATTCTGTAAAAGAATGGAATCAAATGAACAAAAATACATTTGTAAAGTTTGGCTACAATTATAGAGATTTGACGTTTGATGATTGCATTGCCAAAAATAATACAGGAGAAATTGTTGGTATTCAAATAAATTCAAAAGTAAAAAATAAATTAGAAATTCCATCTCCGTTTGTCGTGAAAAAAGTTGAAATCAAAGATAAGAAAGATAAATCAATTGTAAAAGAAGTTCAGTTACAATATCAGAAAAAAGGTGAACCTAAGACTTTAAAAACAAATGCTCAGTTAAGAAATGAATTATATAAAAATGGTTTTACTTGTAATGGATCTAAATATTGCAGAATGAAACGGTCTACTGGATCAGCTAGAGTTGGAAAATGTCTCTTCATTAATGAGTCATTATTTAAGCCATTATTAAATTTCAGTTCTGGTGCAATCCGTTTAAATCCTGGTGATGAAATAGACCTTGCTGCATATGAGGGATACATTGCTCTTCCATCAAGTAGCATTATTGATACTCTACCAATTAAACCGGAGAATATTTTATTAATTGATGATTATGATAGCGTATTCAATGAAGATGTAATTGAAACTCACGATGAAAACAACTGGTTAAAAACAACTGAAAAGAATTGTACTATTACAAATACGATATGGGATGGACAATCATTAATGGATATATCTTTGTTTGGAGATTATTCAGAATATGGAATGGTGCTTCTCAGAAACTTAATGTTTAAGTCATGTTGTTTTAATTGTAATATTCAACAATGGTTTAAGGATAATAATATTACAGATATTTCACAATTAAATGGGAAAACAAGAGCTACCAAAATTGAAGATGTGAAATTAATCACTACACCAAATAGTATTAAATATTTAAAATTTAGTACATGGGATGAATGGCTGGATAATTTATATCCTAATTTTGGAGTTGTAAAACATGACAAGAAGACTCACTTTTTTGAAGGTAGACTTGTTCAAACTCATTACCAGCTTTTGAATACATTACAAATGTCAAAAGATGAAGTTAATGAATTTTTATCAGAAGCTTTAGACTTTGCACAATTATTGCGCAACAATCCAGAGGTTGTACGATATTATATTAAATATCCTGATATTGATGAGTTAGATCCATTATCGCAACCTATGAACAGTAAAAACGATGTTGTATATAATTTGATGAGTATTAATGATAATTTCACAAAGACTAAATATTATAAAGATTTTTTAATTGATTTACTCAGGTCATATTATAAGAATCTAAAAAATGGACATGTTTATGTAAATGGAAATTATTCTACTTTGCTAGGAAATCCAATTGAAATGTTACAACAATCAATTGGTAAATTCGATGGTAAAAGTCAAATTGGAATTGGTAATATACATAGTATACGATTTGATTATAACAAAACATTATTGGCAAGTCGTAGCCCTCATGTAACGATTGGTAATATTTGGCTTCCGTATAATACGGAGAATAAACTAATAGATTGTTATTTTAATCTTACACCTGAAATTATATGTCTTAATTCAATTGGAGAAAATGTTTTACAGAGGTTATCAGGAGCAGATTTTGACAGTGATACCGTATTATTAACAGATAATGAAATATTGATTCGTGCAGCAAAAAGGAATTATCATTTATTCAAGACTCCTACTTCTTTTGTATCAGCTCGAAAAGTTAAAAGATATTATACTCCTGAACAACAAGCAGATCTTGATATTAAAACATCTGTAAATAAAATTGGAGAAATTATCAATCTTTCTCAGGAGCTAAATTCTTTGTTATGGGATAGAATGTATTATGGAGAAACTTATGATGATATTAAAGAGCTATATTATGACATTTGTCAATTGGATGTAATGTCTGGTATCGAAATTGATAAAGCAAAAAAAGAATTTGATGTTAATAATGTTAAAGAACTTGATAAATTAAGACAAAAATACGCACCCGTCCTTGAACACATCGAAAAAGACGAAAGTGGTAAAGATATAAAAAAGAAAAAAGTCCCACACTTCTTCTCTCATATTTCCAAACAAAAAGGTTTCTATAATCCAGAAAAAAAATACTATTGTAAATATCATACGACTATGGATTATTTACAGACAATAGTAAATGGATTCAGAATAAAAAATCCATATAAAAAAGATTGGTTGACATTTGTATCTTTATTGGATAACAAAAAATATTATAGTTCCCATGTGAATAATACTCAAATAAATAAAATTTGTACATTATTAAAAAAGTATATAAATGATAGGAAACTAATATATTCATCCGATTCCGATTCCAAAGAAGATAAAAACGAAAAAGATTTAAAGTTAAAGAAAGATTTGATTTCAGATATTGAATCTGAAACAATTGGATTTTCTACAATGTATAGATTGTTATCTTCAATTGAGGATAAAGAAAATGCACAAATAAAAAATTTATTATTAGAAATATTATTTTTGTGTGGAAATGAAAGCTTCAATAAAGCAATTATTCAATCATCTTCCGAAATAAAGCAATTAGAAATAGACGGAAATGATTTAAAAATGTTCAATATTGGCTTCAAAATTACAAAAAAACAGGTAAATTCGCAAATAAATGTGTGATTTCGTCCTAAATCTAGGACGAAATTTAAGTTACTATGGAGAGGGTAGTTTTCAAATTATTATTTTAATGATTACTGCCCTACTCTATCTTGTGTAACTTATCTTAATCTGAAACAGAGGAGGAATTTAACATACAAGAAAATTATACATATATTTCTCAAAAGGAAATTTCACATGAAATTGAAAAAAGATTGGGTTGTTCTGCGCATGATGTATTTAAAATATTAGATACATTAAGTGATGTGGTAAAGGATAAAATTAGTGATACGGATAATGCAGAAATAAAAATATTTCCTGGGCTAAAAGTAACTTCTAAGTGTGTACCATCAGAACAATATAATTCTAATTTAAAAAATGTAAATATACCATCTAACCGTGTTTTAAAATTATCTGTATATTTTACACATGATTATAAAAGAAAAATAAGAGAAACATATAATACTCATTAATTGGTATATAATCGGCGGTTGCACTGATTCTTCCCCTTTCGTTACAGTGCTTCCGTTGATTTTCTGTTTATAAAAAATAACGCAGAGTGGAGCAGTCTGGAAGCTCGTCTGGTTCATACCCAGAAGATCATAGGTTCAAATCCTATCTCTGCTATTACTCTCCTACTTGGAGAAATAAATGCAAAGGACGTGAATTGTTATAAAAGCAATTAGTAAAAAAGAAATGGAATACCTTATGAAGAAAGGATTTAAGTTCCATGAAGACATTTTTAAGACATATAGTGGTAAGAATAAATACTACTATAGAGAATGTAATGCTATTAATAAGGCATTAGATGATTACCATAATGGATTAAATGTTGTGGAATATAAATGACAGAAAAGCAAGACAAAATATATAGGAAAGGTGGTAAGTTACCATCGGAAAGAAAAAGCATGAAGTAAACATTGAAATTATAGGTGGAAATGCGGAAGGAGTTACTGGTAGTTGTACTAGGATAAAAACTTCTAATAGTTGTTATCTTTTTGAATGTGGAATGATTCAAGGTGAACACACCGTATTAGAAAATTATAAAGCTAATATGAAATATATTCAAAAAATACGTCCACAAGAATTACAATATATTATTATCGGACATGTTCATCAAGATCATATAGGAATGATTCCGACATTATATGCTCGTGGGAAATGTAATGCGAAAATTATTGTCCCAAAAGGATCTACTTCTATTTTAAAAGAAATGTGGCTTGATAGTAGTTTTATAAATTGTCGTGATGTTGAAGTCATAAATTTGAAAAATGATAGAAATTATGAACCATTTTATACAGAAGATGTGGTATATAAAACCATTGAGTATATTGAAGAAATTGATTCTGATAAAATAGTTTCTTTATCTGATGAATTAGCCATTCGATATACAGATGCAGGTCATATATTGTTATCAAAACAATGTGAAGTATATATAAATGGTGGTTCTCGTACAAGAAAAATATTATTTTCTAGTGACTTAGGAAATATTTCTACACAAGACACAAGAGTTTTTGTTGAAAATTTTAAACCTGTTACATCGGCAAATATTGCAATTATGGAATGCACATATGCAAGTAAAGAAAGACAATGTACAAAAGAAACATATAAAAAAGATGTCACAAAAATAAAATCAGTTGTTGAACAATATTGTATTGACAATAATAGTCGTGTTTTAATTCCATCATTTTCTCTTGATAGAACTCCATATATCTTGTGGATTTTATACTCATTATTTGGCAAAGATGAAAATTTTAAAATACCAATTCTAATTGACAGTCCATTAGCTAATAGACTTTTAGATTGTTATTCTTCTATTTTAGATGGGGAGAAAAAAGAATTATTTGATGAAATAATGTCATGGAATAATATCAAAAGAGTTATTCAACCAGAGGCTAGCAAAATTGCTATTGCAGATAAAAGCGCAAAAATTATTTTAAGTAGTTCTGGAATGTTGACAGCAGGACGGTCTGTAAAATGGACACAAAGTATTTTACCAAATGAAAATGACTGTATATTATTTATGGGCTACTCAGGAGAAAATACATTAGCTTGGAAGATTAAACATGGAAAAGATCATAAAACAATTAATATTAATGGTAAGCCTTATAAGAATAAAGCACAAATTTACGATTTAAAATCGTTCTCAAGTCATATGCAAAGAAATGAGATGTTAAATTATTACAAATCTATTAATTGCGAGAAGATTTATTTAGTTCATAGTGATTCAAATAAAATAGAATTTAAACATGACTTAGAAAATGCAATTGCAGATTGCTTAAAATCTACAAAAGTTGTTTCCGTTAATAGCGGAACAAAAATTTCATTATAAAAATATTACAAAAATCGAGGTGTCTATTATTAAAACAAAACCTATTTTCAATAGTTTTCTTGCAAAGCAATTATTACATTGTGGAAATCCAATAGTTGATTTGCAGAAAAATCATAAATTAAAAAATGCAACAGTTTTTTTCTTTGAAGAAACGGAAAAGTTTATACAAGATTTAAAAAATTTGACTGCTGAGTAATCGGCAGTCTTTTTATATTCACTAATAATACAACGAAAGGACAAGGTGATGATTATGGTATTAACAAAAGAATTAGAAAATAAATGGTGTCCATCAAATAAAAAGCATTTTGAATCTTTAGGATACACATATACCAAAATGAAGGATACATTTATGGTAAAATTTGAAGACATGCCTCATAGTAGCGATAAAAGTATAAAAGTTGAATGTGATTATTGCGGAAAAAAATTTGATAAACAAATCAAAAAATACTATAGGGGTAGAAAAATAATACCCAAAGATTGTTGCGAAGAATGTAGATCAAAAAAGGGAGAAGAAGCAAGATTAAAAAAATATGGTACATTATCACCTTTAATTCACGAAGGCGTTAAAGAAAAATGGATTTTCGATAATATGCCAAAGAAAGAAGAAACTTTAAATAAGATGATTATGACATTCAAAAATAATGGTTGTGTAATGTTACCATCTATATATGTAAACAATGAAACAAAAATGCCTTATATATGTAAGAAACATATTGATAAAGGTATACAATGGAATAATTGGATACATTTAAAATCTGGTAGAAAGTGTCGTTATTGTGCAATTGAGTCAAGGAAAGGTTCAAATAACGGAAATTGGAATGGTGGAACAACAGAAATAAATCATTATTTAAGAGAGTACATTTCTCCATGGATAAAAGATTCTTTAAAAAATGGAAATTATAAATGTGATATTTCCGGTAATAATGGTTATTTAGTAGTACATCATTTATATAAAAATTTCAAAAATATTGTGGAAGAAGCATTTGAGATAACAAAATTAGAGCTAAAATCTCATATAAAAGATTATACACAAGAAGAATTGGATTTATTATCGAAAACATGTCTTGATTTACATTATAAATATGGACTAGGTGTATGTATATTAAATAATTATCATTTAGATTTTCATTCACTTTATGGCGCATTTAATAATACACCTGAACAATATTATGAATTCAAACAATATATTCAAGAAGAGAATCAACAATCTGATTCTCTTTTATTATGCTCAAATGAGTAAATATTACGAAAATCGAGGTATTATAGCCTATGAATAAAAGAAATATGGAATTATCGGATAAAGAATATGATGAACTTGCTGAAAAATTAGATGCGGAGCAGGTCATTCTTGAAGATACGGATTTGATTAATAATCAATTTGAAAATCTTCTAAAACATAGAATTATTCTTATTAACGACATTATTAGCAACCTTACAATTGATAAAATTGTTATGCCGCTGTTACAGATGGATAATGACGGAACAGGTGAAAAAATTACTATTTATCTGAATAGTAATGGCGGATCGACTTATGATGGGCTTTGTTTATGCAATATTATTGAAAGATTAAAAACACCAACAGAAATCATTGTATTAGGATATGCCTATTCTATGGGAAGTATTATTCTTATGTCTGGTAAAAATAATCCAAATGTAACTAGAAAATGTTATCCATTTAGTACAGCTCTTATTCACGGTGGTTCTGCTTACATTGGTGGAACATCTAGTCAAGTAAAAGATTACTTTAAATTTAATGAAAAATTTGAGAAACGTATTACTGATTTTATTGTATCACATACAAATCTCTCAGAAGATGACTATGCTGCTATTGAGAGATATGAAGCATATATGGATTCTGATGAAATGTTAGAAAAGGGATTAGTAGACGAAATTATCTAAGGAGAGTTATCACTACTCTTCTATTTTATTGTAAAAATATATAGATTCAAGGAGAAGAAAACATGATCAAGATCAACGAAACACCAGAAAAATTAAATCCACGTAAAAGAAACATTCAGCTTAAAAATATTTCATTACATGACCTAAATCTTATTGATACAGATACAGGCGAAAACATTACTCAAGAAGTCATTGATGCTCTTCCTGAAGGAACGGAAACTGTTGATTTTAAGATTACGGTTGATCTTCCAGAAGAAGAATAAGTTGGGTGGTGGATGATATAAATAATTTACATAGACTAGATAGCGAATCAGATTTTGAATGGAAATTAAGATGTTGTCTTGCAAAGAAACGTAGAGAAACAGATATGGATTGGGTTGAAATTAGAGATATGCTTGGATTGTCAATAACTCCTGATCAACTTAGAAAACAAGCAGTTGGATATGAGGAATATGACAATTATATTAATGGGTATAATGGAGTAGCAACTACCATTCTATCAATTTCTGATTTACATGTTCCATTCCAATTAAATTATGAAGTGTTGGAAAAATATAGAAACAATATGGACATTCTTCAAATTAATGGTGATGTTGTTGATTGTCAAGCATTATCAAAATTTCCAAAGCAGTATAGAATCTCTCCTATGGAAGAAATGATTCAAGGAAGACAATATCTTATTGATTTGATTAAATATATCAATCCCAAAAAGGTTGTATGTAATTATGGGAATCATGATATTCGTTTTGCAAATTATTTCGCAAAGAATATTGATACAGATATTTTACAGCTACAACCTAATACATCTCTTGAACTTATTTTTGAAGATGGATTTAGAAATTATGACAAACTTAATAGAACAAAAACTTGGTATGAACCAGTAACAAGTGTATTTGAAGATACTGGAATTGAAGTTAAGTTTGTCGACAATTGGAAAGTTAAAATTGGGAAAACTTGGTTTGTACATCCACTAGCATATAGGTCAAATATTCTTGCTACTGCTGATAAAGCCAAAGACTATTTACAAGATACTGATAGAGAATCTTTTGATTGCGTCGTAATGGCGCATACACATTCTGTAGGTGATTCTGAAAAAGGGTACATTAGATTGATTGAACAAGGCGCATTTTGTAATGTAGATAAAATGAGATATTCAGATGGAAAATTGCAAAAACCGCAGAAAAAAGGCTTTGCAATTATTGCACAAGATAAAAATGGAAGTCTAATTAAAGACAAAACAAAAGTAGTAGTATTAGATTAAGGTGAAATATATGAATGTAAAGTTTGATGTAATAGAACTTACAAAACAGCTTACGGATATATTTGTAAGTATGCATAAGTATTGAGCTAGATTATTTTCTAGTACAGACCAATTTGTAATTGGATTAATTGACATGGAGAGTACACCGCTACTCTCCTATTTTAGTATAAATATATAGAAGAAAGAGGTTTTTATCAATGACAAAAATTGAATTTGTAGATGCAGTTGCAAAAGAAACAGAATGGACAAAGAAAGATTCTGAGGAAGCTATTAATGCCGTGGTTAAAGTAATCACAAATGCTTTAGTAGCAGGTGAGAAACTTTCTATTGTTGGATTTGGAACATTTGAAGTTGTCGAAAGAGCAGCAAGAGAAGGTCGCAATCCTCAAACTGGCGAATCGCTTATGATCAAAGCGTGTAAAACAGCAAAGTTTAAACCAGGTAAAGCCTTCAAGGAACTTATCAATGCGTAATAAGAGGGTTAATTATATGAATAAAATTCCAACTATTTGTTTTGAAGATATTTATAAATTTTGTGAATCTATGGATTCTGAATTTAATAGACGATATTATGCATCTAAATCAGATGAATCTATAGATATTTCAATCTTTGCAAAATATGACAATGCAAGAAAAATCATTAATCTTCTTACTGACTATGATTATGAGCTTGCTAATATAAATTTTCATGATCCTGAGATTGATGGATATGAAGATGAATTTATAATTACGTTATGCGCAAGAATCAGTAATCATGATACGCCTGAAATCTGGGTTGAGCCTGCTAAACGAAAAGACGGTTACCTTCTGAATGAAGCAGATGCAACTTATATTCTTGACGAATGTAGTAGAGCACTTTTACCACAAGTAGAAACTGCTAAAACTTACTTTGTTGAGTTAAAAGAAAATGTTGACGATGAATATGATGATTTTGCAGATGACTTAGAATTAGGTAATTGTTACGATTGCTGTTGCCATCATGATTGTGTAGATTGTGATATGGATGACGAAGAATATGTAAATGTGACTCTTCCTAAAGAAGATATTGAAACTTTACATATGCTTTGTCGTATTTTCAAAGTGTAATCTATCTTTATCAGGGACATAGATCTCCTTTTAGAGTGCGTGGGTGTCATAGCTTACGCACTCTTTTTATATCCATTGGATTGTTTTGTTCAATGGAGAATTAATTATTGGGTGGGATGGATAATCCCTCAAAGAGCAAACATAGGATGGTTGGTATTCTCCTATCTCTGAACCTCTGTAAATATTAACTGGTTGGTCAGTTAGACCAATAAAGAGAATTACAAGCGTAGGCTTATCTCTACCTTCAATTGTATTATTGGAGGAATTTTTAATGAAAAACGAAATCAAAATTAATGGAACTCAAAAATTTATGGGAATGGATATTCCTGTTGTAGAAGGTGGCTTTGGTGAAGATCAAAAAGTCATACTAGCAAGAACTGTAGCTGAAATTCATGGTGTAAGGATGAATGATATACAAGATTTAATCATTCAAAATTATGATGAATTTGAGATTGGCGTTGATATTCTTGATTTGTGTGATGATAATTTCAAAACCGACGCTATCGGTTTAGGATTTGTAACCAGTAACCGACAAAAACATTGTTATCTTCTTTCTGAACAAGGATATGTTTTACTTGTTGGATTCATGAGAACTGATAAAGCAAAAGAAATCCGAAAGAATTTAAGAAGAGAATATTTTACAATGAGACAAATCATTAATTCTGATGAACAACTAACGGCAAATTTATTATTATCAATTTACAAAGGTGGACAAGATGCTGTTGTAGCTTCTAAGAAATTATCAGAATTAGAAGTTGCTAAAGCTACTGCCCCATTAATTCCAAAAGCAGAATATCATGATAATGTTCTTAACAAAGATGGTTTAATTTCTACGACTATTATTGCAAAAGATTTAGGTCTTAGAAGTGCAATGAGATTAAATCAAATTATGAATAAAAACGGAATCATCTGGAAGCAATCTGGTGTATGGAATCCACGTGCAGATTACGCATGGCTCATAACGGAACATTATGCTGATTATCAGAGTTATGAAAACGATAATTCTGCACCTTGTTTGAAATGGACTGAAAAAGGACGCAAATGGATTATTGAAAATTTTGATAGTTGGGCTAAATAAATATTAAGTACATAGAGAGACAGTTTTAATACTGTCTCTTTTATAAAAAATTTATGAAAGGAAGTGAGATTATTGGATGGTAAAATCGCAGATAGATCTGTTGAAATAACAGATGAAGAATGGCAAACAGTAAATGAATTTAATAGAGAAATGGTTGAGGATTATCTTGATAATCAAGCTGACCTTTCTGTAAAAACTTTGCCAGCATATAAATCGGGATTAAGGATTTTCTTTACTTGGGTTAGGGATAATCTCAAGGACAAGAATTTTACAGATATTAAAAAGAAAGAATTTCAAAAATATCTTAATTGGCTAACTAAACGAGGGTTTTCTGATTCTGGTATTAAATTTAAAAAATCTGCTGTAAGTACATTTTGTAATTATGTAATGATGATGTATGAGGAAGAATATCCTACGTTCCGTAATTTCACAATTGGGCTCAAAGTAGTACAAACTGGATATGTTCACGAAAAAGTTCCACTTACACCAGATGAGTATATTAATTTATGTCAAGAACTTGAAAAACGTGAAGAATGGCAAATGTTAGCATATCTTACATTTTCTTACAGTACAGGATGTAGACGTGCAGAAGCTAGACAATTACTCAAGGAAGTTATTGATTATTCTGCAAATGAAAAGAAAATCAAAGTTCTTGATGAAGATGGACATGAGTATGAAACTATTTCAAAACAGTATTTGACTCACACTATTCGTTGCAAAGGAGCATCTCTTGTAGGTAAACCACGTAAACTTAAATTCGGTGATGATGCAATGCAATGGTTGAAAAAATGGATTGAAGTGCGTGGTGAAGATGACTGTCCTTATATGTTTGTAATTAAATCTAAAGATGGAAAAGAAGTTAGACAGGTGAGTGAAAGCACTTTTAATAATTGGTGTCAAGGATTATTTACACAAATTGTTGGACGTAGGGTGCATCCCCACCTGTTCAGAGAATCAAGAGCTACAAACCTTGTCGTGTTTCAGCATAAAGCACCAGAGGTAGCTCAGAAATTACTAGGACATAATCAAGTCACTACAACTTTAGATCATTATATTATTCGTAATGATGAAAATGATGAGTCTGATGAAGCATTTACTGATTGATGTAAAATACCCCCCCCACATCAAAGCCCGTAGTGTAGACCAAACACACCTATATGGAAACAAGCGCACGACATCGGACTGTCAAACCGCTTCGGGCAAATACCCATCTTTCTATATATTTTTCTTGCTTCATATTTACTCTTCACAAAGACATAACTTTTCATATGATCTCTTCTCCTGAAAGGGCAGTTCACTACTGCCCTATCTTAAAGTAAACTTGTCCTTTACAATATTTTCCAATTGTGATAATGTAAAAATATCAAAAATTGGAGGTGTTGTATATGGAGTTTAACAGAAAGACACAAACTGTCAAATCGTTTGCACGAGATATGAAAAATGGAAAATACAATATGTTCCATAAGTTACAGCGAAAAGAAGGACAATGGAAAAATTATGAGCAGAGCTTATTAATCGACTCAATGCTTCGCAACTATCCTGTTGATCCGATTCGTTCAGAAGAGAAAGAAGATAAAATCAGATATGTATTTGACGGTGTTCAGCGCAGCACAACTATCAGAGATTTTTTAACTGATGGCTTCAAATTAAGTCAAAAGCTGAAACCAGTAGCAATCGAAGGCACTGTATATAACATTGCAGGAAAGAAATTCTCACAGTTGGATGAAGTTGTCCAGGATAAAATTAACGACTATGAAATGATACAGTATATCTTTTCTGATTGTACAGATGAAGATATTCGTGAGATGTTCCGTAGACAGAATGGTGGTAAACCATTATCAAACACTCAGAAGAGAAAATCATTAGAGAGTGATGAAGTTAGTGCAATTATCTTTGATGTTGCGAATCATCCATTCTTTGCAAAAGTATTATCGCCAACACAGTTAAAGAAAGATGTTGCGAATGATATTGTGCGTCAGACACTTATGTTGATTAACACTACAGATGATAATGATTTCACATCATTTAGAGCAAAAGATATTGATTCATTTGTAGAATGGTACAATGAGCATGTTGATGAAAAAGATATTATTTTATTGAAATCTGCTCTGGCATTCTTAGATGAAAAATTTGAAGAAAAACTTAATCTCAAGTCTACTTCTCTTCCAATGATGTTATATGCTGCATATACATGTGTGAAGAATGAAAATGACTTTGATGAATTTGTAAATATTGTGCAGGCATTTGTAAATAGTTATGGTGACAATATGGAATATGTTCAGTATTGCACCAGTGGCACATCTTCTGCTCAGTCTGTTCAAGGAAGATTTAATTACTGGAAGAATCTTTGCAAGGGATTATAAAATATATAGAAACTTAATATTGAAATTTATAAGAAGTCACCTTATTGGTGGCTTCTTTTTGTATACGAAAAATAATATAAATTAAATTTATATTCAGGTGATTTCACACCTGTAAAGTGAGGTTATTACACTCACTAAATATTATAGAAATATAATAACGAAAATATACGAAAATAAAATGGAGATACGAAAATGTATAATATATTAATCAAACATAATGATAGTAAAACACTGTGGCAATTATATGGTACGACCACTTCTGCTGCATCAAATACGGAAACATTTACACCATTCGAGGCAGATAATTTAGAAAATTTAAAAGCAGAAGTTATTCGATTGGATGCAATGTATGGTCATGAAAATATTAAAGTTGTAAAAACTATTGAATATACAGTGGATGTAACTATCTCAGACGATAAATAAGGAGGTGTCAAATAGTGGCAGCTAATCTATTAAAAGTTGGTAATGATCCAAACTCAGCAATCAAAACATTTTGCGTAGATACTATTGAAGAAATTGCAAAACTTCCTACTATGGAACATGGTGCAACAGGTGATTTTGCAAATATTCCTGGTCTTGAATCTCCTGCTCCAATGGGAAGTCAAGCTATTGTAGGAAATGAATCAGGCACAGTGAAAATCTATATGCTGTTTTCATTTGGTTGGAAAGATACAGGCACAGAATAATGGATGTATTATCTTATATTATCGCCAGTAGGCTTCTCTCCTGTTCTGGTGGAAATGGAGCAAATATTAAACTAGATGAAAATGGAAATATTATTACAGATGAAGATGTGATATTATATGTAGATTTCCCTACCGCAAGTTTGATGACTGATGGAGATATATTCTCAGTTGCAAATAGTTATTTAATCGCAAAAATTATTGGTGATGTTGTTGAGTCAAATAAGAAAGCATGGATTTACTCAATGTTGTAAAAGAGTCATTCACGATGATGTGGGTGGCTCTTTTATTATGCAATTTTGTTGTTTCGTATAGAGTGATTATTTCACTCTGCGATTATATTTAAAGGTTTCATAACGACTATTATTCCACCCATAAGCCCAAATAGTCGCTCTATACGAGACAATAAATGAGATATATAAACCGCAGTTTCGCTGAAACTACGGTTTCGACTCCACTTTGCTTGATGCAAAGCGGTGTCGGAGATATAGATACTATAAATATACTAAACTCAAGCAAAGGAGAAATACTACAATGAAAACACTAAACAAAAAAACTTTTACTCTTAATGGAACTGAATGGGAATTACTAAATAACATAACTGGTGAATTACCTCTTGAAAGTGATGAAAAATTATTAGAACGAGTAATTAAAGTTTATGAATTTTATGAAGATGATTCAAAAGAACCAAATGATTCTTTCTTTGGAACAGAAAATACTTTTGTAAGAGATTTTAGAGGTAATGGAAAATTATTCCGTATGTTATTAACCCCTCAAGAAATTGCGTTATTAACATTTTTGACTGATTACATAAGTTATAACGATTGTATTTTGAGAACCAATGGAAATAGAAAAGGAAACATTCTATCTGTTGAAGATTTGGCGAAAGAATATGGTATGAATTATGATGCTTTTCGTAAATTAATGACGAAGTTAAGAAAGAAACAAATTATAGATTATCATGATAAAAATACTCTTTCGACTACAGTTGGAATTATACAACAACGATGTATTACATTTAATCCTTATGTAAAGTGTAGAGGAAAGAAAATTGATAATTATGTAATTGAACATTACTCTTCTACTTTATGGGCTAGTGTTAATCGTCAAAAGACTAGTGAATACAGAAAGTCTCGACAATCAAAAGAGAATAAATTAAATGACTGTTAATTAAAGTATATTTTCAGTATAGGTGACTCAACGCCAAATTCTTGAAAATTCAATAACCATAAGGGATTTTAAGATTCACAATTTTCCCAAGATTTTAATATTATGGGAAGATTATACCCCAAAAATAATTTTACTACAAAATGGAGGCATAAAAAATGAGTAAATTATATCCAATTTATAAACCGTCAATTGCACATCAATTATTACAAATGGGATATGTAATCAAAGATGTTAAGCCACAAAAACAAGAAAATGGAACAACTGACTATAGCAGATGCGTGTTTATGTTTGAAGAGAAACAGGGAATTGAATACGCCATTAAAGCTTTGATTAAGAAATGATTTGATACACTATATGATTTATTACTACAGGAGGACTATAAAATGGGAAGAAAAAGAACTCAAGAAGAATATGATTTATTATTGAAAAAAGAAAACCCAACAATAATACGAATTGGTACATATCATAGAATGGATGAAAGACTTGATCATAAATGTTTGGTTTGTGGTCATGAATGGAAAGTATTTCCTAGTTCATTAACTGGCAAAAAACATAGTGGATGTCCTATGTGTAATGGTGGCACAGATATAGTTGTAGTTGGTAAAAATGATATGTGGACGACTAATCCAGAATTGGCAAAATTATTAGCTGACCCTAATGATGGATATAAATATACTCAACGCACAAGTAAAAAAGTTAAATGGAAATGTCCTACTTGTGGAAAAGTTACAAAACCTAAAGCAATATCCAATGTATATGATAACGGATTGTTCTGTAGATCATGTGATGATAATGTATCTTTACCAAATAGAATTATGTATAACCTACTATCTTCTATGGATATTAATTTTGAAAGTGAAGTTGTTTTTGATTGGTGTAAATTTAAAATAAATGATAAAGATAAATATGGTATATATGATTTTTATTTTGAAAATAACGATAAGAAATACATTGTTGAAATGGATGGATATTTTCATAAATATGATAATTATATGAGTGGTCAAAGTGCATCTGATTCTAAAATTATAGATGATGAAAAAGACAGATTAGCATTAGAAAATGATATAGAAGTAATCAGAATTCCTTGTATTCCAAGTACAACAACTGTAATTAAAAATGGAATTATTAATAGTAAGTTATCCAACATTTTTGATTTATCAAATGTTAATTGGAATAAATGTTTTTATCAATCAATTAAAAGCGTCACAAAAGAAGTCTGTACAGATTATAAAAATGGCATAACTATAACTGAATTAGCATCTAAATACCAAAAAGATAAAGGTACAATATCAAAATATTTAGATTACGGTACACAAATTGGTTTATGTAAATATAATCATGATAATAATAAAAGGCATGTTGTATGTTTAAACGATAATAAATATTACGATATGATAAAAGACGCAGGTGATTTTTACAATGTGAGTACAACTTCAATCCAACAATGTTGTCTTGGAAAGGTATTGAATGCTGGAAATGGCATTGATGAAAATGGATTACCGTTAGTATTTGCATATTATGAAGATTACATAAAGTTATCAGATATAGATATTTTAAAGAAAATACAAGATTCTATTATGTTTAAATTTTATGATAAAATGGTTATATGTTTGAATACAAGAACAGTTTTTAAAACGACTATTGATGCACAAAAATGGTGTGGAAGTTCTATAACTGCAAATTTATATGAACCACATAAATATAAATTTTCTGGTAAGCATCCAATTACAAAGGAAAAATTATCATGGATGAAATTAAAAGACTATTATTTAACAAGCACTGCTTCTTCGGAAGTTAGTGCTTAATTTATTTAGAAAGAAAGGTGAGTTTAAACTTTGCCAACAAAAAAAGATGTAAAAAAGAAAAAATGTCCTATTTGTGGGAAAGAAAAATCTATCTCATCAGGATTTTATAAAAGTGCATCTCCGTTATATCAAGAAGATGGATGTGTTCCAATTTGTATTTCTTGTGTTAAAGAAGATGTAACTAATGAAGATGGAAGTATCAATAAACCAAAATTAAAAACTATGCTACAAAGATTAGATAAACCTCTTTATTGGGATGATTTAGAATCCGCATATGCTCAATATCGTAGAGAACATAGTTATTTTACCGATGATGAAGTTGCAAAACATGGAAAAGATATTGTTGGATTGTATTTTAAAAATACAATGCTTAGACAAAATAAAAATAAAAGTTTTGCAGAATCAGAAAAAGACAATTTCATTCACGTAAATGGCAATACTCCACGCCAAGAAATTGATAGAATTGTAAAAAAATATACTGATGCTTCTGCTGATAATATTGATATGGACATGTACAAAGAACGTGCAAATGATAAAGGTGTAAAAACACAGGTAGCAAAAAAAGATGATAACGAAGCAATTTTTCTCGATAAAAATGATTTTGAAGTAACGCAAGATATGGTTGATTTGTTTGGAGAAGGTTATACTCGTTCTGAATATAAAAAGATGGTTAAAAAATATAAAGAAATGAGCCAAACTTATGTTATTCAGACAAGTATCCATAAAGAAGCTCTTGTTACATACGTGCGTTTTAAAGTCAAAGAAGAGATGGCTACTGTAAAAGGTGATGTGGCGGAAGCCTCAAAATGGTACATGGCAGCTCAGAATGCAGCAGAGCAAGGTAAATTGACTGCAAAACAGCTTTCAAAAGAAGATTTACAAGGTGGTATTGTAAACTTTAGTGATATATTTACTGCCGTTGAAGGGGCGAAGGAACGAATTAAAATTTTTCCAGAATTTAAGTATCAACCAAAAGATGCCGCAGATTTTATTATCTGGTGTTATATAAATTATGAACGTAATCTAAACAATATGCCAGAAGTAGAATACAAAGATATTTATAAATTTTATGATAAAAAGAAAAAAGAATATGTCGATACTTATGGAGATCCTTATGGAATATTTACTAATGATACAACTGAAAGTAATCGAGACACTATAGAGAAGTTTATCACTGTTCCAAAAGAGTTTGAAGATGATGAATAGAATGGAGGTGGACAACCAACGATGAATAATAGTTCTTTTAATGTAGATAATTGGGAATATTTCTGTAGTTTTGCACGTTGGTATCCTGACCTCTTTTTAGATATGATAAAGCCACAAAAAGGTGGACTTAATCTACATTTAGATCAACGTATTTATTTAAGAGTTATGATGCGATTTACTTCTTTTTATGGAGTCTTCCCCAGAGGATACGGAAAAACTTTCGATGAAGTTCTTGCTTCTATGCTCGTTTGTATATTTTTTGCGGAAATTTCGATATCCCTTTCGGCTCAAACCAAGGAAAATGCGGCGGAATTACTGAAAGATAAATATAATGAAATTATTCGTTTTTATCCTATGTTAAAAAACGAAATAGAAAAAGCTAATTTTGCAAAAGGTGATGCCTTGATAGTATTTAAGTCTGGTGCAAGATTGGATAATCTGGCTAATGCACAATCAAGTAAGGGACAAAGACGTAAGCGAATGAATATGGAAGAATCCGCTCTTATTGACAATGACACATTCTTGGATGCACTTCTTCCTATTGTTGAAGTTCCTCGTGTGTGTGTTGGTAAATATTCTATTACTGACCCAGAGGAATTAAATCAGCAAATAAATTTCTTTACTACTGCTGGATTCAAAGGTTCTGATGAATACCAACGATCTGTTGATATGTCAAAGGACATGATTAATTTAAGTGGTAAAATTATCTTAGGTTCTAGCTTTTGGCTTCCATGTTGGTATGGAAGAGGTAGTACAAAAAGTCAGATTTTTCAAAAGAAACGTGATATGACAATGGTTTCATTTGCACAGAACTATGAATCTAAATGGGTAGGTGCATCAAATGGAGCATTAGTAAATATTAACAAATTAATGAATTGTCGTTCTCTCCCATCTCCTATTCTTCAATCCAAAAATGAATCTGATGAATATTATTTAGGCGTGGACGTTGCAAGAAGTCAAAATACAAATAATAATCAATCATTTATAGCTGTAGTCAAAGTAAACAGGTCTAAAGACAAATCCAGAATTGTATCTATGGATTTAGTCAATCTTATTAATATTCCCAATATTATGAATTTTACTGCACAAGCATGTGTAGTTAAAAAATATAAACAATTATATAATGCAAAAGCCGTTGTTGTCGATGGAAATGGTTTGGGGGCTGGTTTAATTGATGAATTATTGAAAGAATCATTTGATCCTATTACTAAAATGTCTTTAGGTGTATGGGATACAATCAATGATGACAATGAACCAGAAATTCCTGATATTGCAGAAAAAATATTATATAACTTAAAAGCTCAATCGGTACAAAGTAAAGTTGTAACAAACTTTATTGATGTTGTAGACAGTGGAAAATTTAGAATCCTTGAGCAACGTCAACAGTCTGAATTTAGCGAAAAGGAATATGATGATTTTGATAATTGTGTAGCACCATTTTTACAGACAGATATGCTTTTTGAAGAAATTGCAAACTTAAAATTAAAGCATTTGAATAATGGTGGAGTCACTATTGAAAAAGTTGTAAATAAACTTGATAAGGATAGAACTATGGCTACACTTTATATACTTTGGTATATAAATGAATTTTGTAGAGATTTATATGCCAATAGTGATTATGAATATTGTACCTTAATAAACTGAAAGGAGGCGACACATGCCAGAAGAAGTAAAACGCAAGAGGGGTCGCCCTCCAAAACAAAAACCAATAGAGCAACAGGTTGTAGAATTAAATTCGCAATCTTCAACTGTACAAAATAATAATTATGAATTTAGTAGTTGTGTTACTACAAGTTCTCTGAATTTAGATAGTCTTCTATTTTCATGTGGACTATATAATTATTTTTCAAAGTCTGCAATTGACTGTGTAATCAGAGATCCCGTTACTTATCATGATGAAGCTATTCGTTTATCTGATTTAGTATATACAAAAAATGGTATTGTATCTAATTCTATAGATTACATGACTGCTCTACCATGTTTGGACAGAGTGATTACTATAAAAAGTAAACGTAGTGCAAAAAAGATAAAAGAGAATAAAGAAAAAATGTCAGCTACATTGAAAACAATTGATGACAAATTATTTATTCGTGATGCACTACACACAGAAATGCGTGAAGGTATAGCTTTTTATTATTTTGATATACGAAAACCAAGCAATGACTTTCAGCAATCTATGTCTGATTATGATGTAGAAAACATCGTTGAAATTAATGAACTTGGAATCAATGCAAGGATTGTTACTCTTCCTTGGCAATATACAAAAATTGTTGGAAAGAAAAATGGTCGTTATGTTCTAGCTTTTAATCTTAGATATTTTGATGATTTCACTGGTGATACACAGGAAAGAAAATTAAAGAAATATCCAAAAGAAATATCAGATGGATATAACAAAAAGCGTAATGGATTAATTAAAGATTGGTTAATTCTTGATAGTGATAAGACTATGTGTAGAAAAATCAAATGTAAAGATTCTGAACCTTGGGGACGAAGTTTGATTATTGCTGCATTAGAAGATGTTTTATATAAAGATTATTATATTGACACTAAACGTAATGTGTTAGATGAAATCAATAATAAGATAATTTACGAAACATTTCCAGAAGGTAAAGATAAAGGTACTTGTGCTTTAAGTAAAAAACAGCAAGAAGATCAACATAACACTGTCAAACAAGCTATTATGACTAAAAATAGTAAAGGTGGAACAAGTTTCTTCTCTGTCGCAGCAGGTACAAAATTAGATTCTATTAATATTGATTTAGATATTTTTGATTCCAAAAATGAATCAGACTTAAATAATAATATATCTTTAGATTTAGGTATTTGTGCATCATTAATCGGTGCAATGTCAACGGGTAATTTTGCATCTGGACAATCAAATTTGGAAATGATAACTGCACAATTATATACATGGGTTTATGAATGGCAAACAGAATTAAACTATGTAATAAATAAAAATATCATTAAAGATGATAAAAATAAAGTTGAAATCTACTACTTCCCTACTTCTTTTGTAAATAGAAAAACATTCTTTGATCAAATGAAGACACTATATTCGGAAGCAAGCGGTTCATTAACTTTCTTGGTAGCAAGCGCAGGTATTGATCCTGATGTGTATTTTAATATTCTTGACCAAGAAATTGAAGATGGTATATACGAAAAATATAAACCACATCAAACATCATGGACTATGAGTGCAAAGGAAGAAGATTCTACAAATTTGGGTGGTAGACCTACAGTTGATAATCCAACTAATGAAAATACAATTATAAGCAAATCAAATAATGCAAATGATTTACCAAGTCCTAGTGACAACAAATAATAAAGAGCTATTTTGATAGTTCTTTTTATTATACAACTTTTTAACAAGGAGGATTAAATTATGTTAAATAATATCCTCGAAATTTCTAAACGTGCTTCTAAAAATGGTCGTGTACCAATCAAGATTGCTCTTCTAAAAATCCATAATGATTCAACAAGTACAAATAAAAATGGACTTCATTGGAAAAAAGAATATGTTCAAAATGCAATGGATAGTGTAATTGGTATGCCATTATGCACTGAATTTGCAGATGATGATAAAGAAGTTCCAATTGGTCACGGATTGACAGGAAGTGAGTATGATTCTAATGGAAATGCTCAACCTGTTTTTGAAAACTCAGTTGTAGTTGGAACGTGTGAATCAGTTTCTATTGAAACTATTATAGATGAAAGCGGAAACGAAATAGAAGTTCTTGCTACAGATGGATATTTATATAATCAGCGTTATCCAAAATTTGTTAAATGGGTAAGAAAAAATTATGCAATTGGAAAAGTAGACACATCTATTGAGATTATGGGAACGCCAGAAAACGAAAATCAAATTATATATGAAGAAAATGAACCAAAAGAAGAATTTCGTACTCCGAAAACTTTCTGTTTTACTGGTTCAGCAATTCTTGGTGTTTCGCCAGCAGATGATGATGCCATTGTGTTAGAAGTCGCTCAAAAGAAAGAAAATAAGGAGGAAAACAAAGAAATGGAATTTAATATGGATGAAATTAAAAACACAATCCAAGCTACTATTTCTGAGATGAATGAGAAATCTGAATCTTATGAAACAAAGATTTCTGAGTTAAATTCTCAGATTGAAGCAAAAGATGCCGAATTAGCAGAAAAGGATTCTAAAATTTCTGAACTTAATGCTTCAATCGCTGATATGCAGAAAGCTCTTGATGACATTAGAGCAGAACAATCATCTTCTTGGGATCAAATGAGAATCCTTGAGGAAGAAATTGCTAAAGCCAAAGTAGCTGAAAAACTTAGTGAAGTTGATTCTGCTCTTGGAGAATTTAGCGCAGAAGAAAAAGAAGTTGCAAAAGATGATATTGATAAATTAAAAGAAAATATTAACGCTTGCAAAAAGAAAGAAGAACTAAATAACGTTACTTCTGAAATCAATTCTATCAAATCTAAAATCTGTATGAGCATTGTTGAAAAACAGAAAAAAGCCGAGGCTGATGCAAAAATCGCAGAACAAAATTCAAAAAAAGAAACTGTAGAAACTGAGGATATTTTCTCAGAAATGTGTACAGGGGTTACTACTTCTGATGAAGAAGACCTCAATATTTTTTAATTAAGGAGGATAATTAAATGATTAAATTTAATACTATCGGACAGATTGAGCATGGAGAGTATCCATTTGAAGATGCTATTGCTTCCGCAGACACATTTAATGGAGCATATGGCGAAGTAACTTCTGGTTCTTTTGCTGTAGGAGCTAAAAAAGGTAAAGTTATCATGCAAGTTGAACGTGGCGATGATGAATATATGCCTACATATAAAATCGTAAAAGGTGAACATGTAAGAGTTCTTGATCTTGCAAAATTAGAAGGAAAAATTGTAGAAGTTTATGGTGATGAACTTCCAGTAGATGTTGCTAAAGGAGATAAACTTGAATCTGATGCAACTGGAAAACTTGTAAAAGGTGCTACCGCAGCTCCATACCTAGAAGTTACTGCAATCGTAGGAAACCATCTTGGTGTTGAAGCCAAGGTTGTAACTGCCTAATTAAAGGAGGAATAAAGTAATGTCTTATACATTTGAATTAAATAATGAAAGAAAAGATGCTAATTTTGTTAGCGGAAAAATTAATGGGAAATCTGCAATTGTAGAAATTTTCTCTGCAATGAGAGATGGAAAAGATCTTGCACCTTATGGCAAGAAAGCAGATGTAGCTGCTAAATACATTAAGGAATTAAACGAGAAGGCAAGTAACAATGATTTATCTGCCATCTCCGAATTAAATGAGATTCGTAGATTCTCTATGCAACCAGTTCTATTACAGGAAATCAAATTACTTGGTATTTATGGTAATTACAAACCAATTGGTTACAACGAATCTTGTGAAATTGAAATTCCAGAGTTTGCAAATCTTTCTGCAAATGAGCAGGCTCTTGGTCAGGATGTTAAGTTCCCTGTAATCAGAAAGAAACGTGTACCGATTTCTACAATCACAATTTCTGGCGGTTACGCTGTAGATTATAGAAAAGCTGCTCTTGGTGATATGAGTGACGAGAACGAATTACAGGATCAGGTACGTGTTCAGATTAGAAATAAAGCAGCAAAATATGTTGTTGATACTGTATATAAAGCAATCAAAAACGCAACAGGCGTAAAATACTTCTTTGAAGGAAGTGGTCTGACAAAGACTGGCGTAGACGGAGTTATCTCTAAAGTAAGACGTTTTGGTAAACCAACAGTATCTGGTGATTATGCACTTATTTCTCAGTTCAATGGATTTGCAGGATACCAAGGTGTTACACCTACTGTAAATGGAATTTCCGAAGCAGTTATGAACGAGATTCATAACACTGGTCTGATGGGTGTATACAATGGCACAACTCTGAGCGAAATCCCAAATGCTTATGATATGACTACTCTTACAGCAGATGGAACAAATTTTGAAACAATGCTTCCAGCAGGTCTTGGATTTGTAATGCCTACAGGTGGACAATCACCAATTTATACAGTTACTCGTGGTGGTCTTACATCCATCTCTGGTAATGACATTACAACTGGTCAGTTAATTTCAAGATTTGACCTTGAGGTAGGATCTCTTGTTGTTCCTGGTCAGGAATTCCGTGTAGGGATGATCCATGACAAAAATTTAGATGCGTTATCTGATTAATTTAAGATAATATTATATAGTTTTATTATAAATAGAGCCACGCAATTGTGGCTCTATTTTAGTCTAAAGGAGAATTACTTATGAGAGATTATTTTCATTGTTATTCAAAAAGGCTTGCTTGCTTTATTATGGCATTTGGTATTCGATATGATGAAAAACTTACAAATCAAAAAAAAGGCATGCCTTATTACACGTTCAAAAAAACAGAACGAATGGATAAAATAATTGATCTATATAGAAAAGTAATACATACAATTTGATATTTTGATGGCAAAGGAAACTATTATGGGTAAAAAATTAACACATGAAGAATTTGAAAATCGTGTTCATAAAACACGACCAAATATAATTTTTACAACTAAATATGTAAATGCAAAGACAAAAATAGAATGTCATTGTTCTACTTGTGGCAATGATTGGATTACATCACCAGATTCGTTAAATCAAGGGTGTGGATGTCCAAAATGTGCTAGTAAAAAGTCAAGTGAAAGGCAAGCAAAAACACATGAACAATTTATTCAAGAGTTGTATGAAGTAAATCCTAATATTGAAATTCAAAGTCAATATATAAACGCAAGAACAAAGATTCATTGTAAATGTCTAGTCGATGGATTTGAATGGGATGCAACACCTGATAATTTATTACGTGGAACTGGATGCCCAGTTTGTTCAGGTACATACTTGAACAAAGATATACTAAGTAATAGATTAAAAATTATATCACCAGAAATAACGATTGTTGGAGATTATATAAATAATACAACACCTATTTTGTGTTATTGTAATAAACATAATGAGTATTTTACATCTTCGCCGTCTTCTTTGTCAAAAGGACAAATAGGATGTAAAAAATGTCAATATGAAAAAGCTTCTGATTCTGCAAAATATACACAAGAACAATTTGAAGATAAATTTTATGATTATTTTGGTGATGAATATATTGTGATTGATAAATATATAGATGCTAAAACATCAATTAAAATCAAGTGTATAAAATGTGATACAGAATTTTCAATTATTCCTAATAATGCTTTTAGTAGAGGGATTAATTGTCCAACTTGCCATAAGTCACGTTCAATGCCAAAAGGTGAAGAAAGAATATTTGATTATTTATCTAAAAATAATATTATTTTTATTCATGGACATGAATTTGATGATTTGTTTGGTGTAAATGATGGTCATTTATCGTATGATTTTTATTTACCTACTGAAAATTTGTTGATTGAATATAATGGTGAACAACATTATCGTTCTGTCGAATATTTTGGTGGTGAAGAGAAATTTAAAATCCAACAAGAACACGATTTGAGAAAATACAATTATGCAAATTTACATAATTATAATTTATTAATAATCCCATATACTCAATATGGAAATATTGAAGAAATTTTATCAAGCACTATCAAAATAGCTGCTTAAAATATAGTCGATAAGGAGAATTTAAAATGCCAACAAAAAGAACAACTACTACCACTACAAAAAAAGTTGAAGAAGTAAATCCAACAGAAGAAATTGTTGTAGAAGAAACCCCAGTTGATGTTGAAGAGGATTTTAATCTTGAAAAAAAAGTTACTGTAAGAAGTATTGCAGAATGGACAACAGGATTCCAAAGAATTGAAACAAATGGAGATGTTACTATTCCACCAAACGGAACAGTAAGATTATCCAGAGGTGAAATTATTTCGCAGGTTCAGAATGGAAATCTTTTATTCACAGGAATAGACGGTCAAGGTTCTCATGCAACTCTTTATATTGAAGATAAACCTACGAGAATTGAAGCGGATTTTGAAACAGAAACTTCTCCACAGAATGTAATTAGTAAAGAACGTATTGATGATTTATTTGCTATCAAATCAATAAAAGATTTTGAATCTGCATTACATTCCATGGTTGTGACTAGAGCAGAAAAATACGCTATTATGGGATTCATCCGAAAAGGAAACTTTAATGACTATAATAAAGTACGTGCGGTAGAGGATTATACAAAATTACAAGTATAAGGATGGTGAATTGATGGAGAAAAACACAACTTATACGGAAGTCATAAATAGCTTCCATAGTACATTTCAAGACAAAGTTATAATACCAGAAGGACTTGAAAAAGTATGGTTTTTAAAAGCAGTTGGAAAATATTCTTTTGAGATTGACTCCATCAATTTTGATGAAGAATTAAATGAGTTTGATTCTAAATTAAAAAGATACACAATAGATACTCTTGGTCTTATGATGAAGAAATTTTATCAAGAACGTGAGTTATCAAAAGTTAATAAACGTATCAGCATTGTTTCTAAAGATCTGTCTATTGATGGATCAAATGGAAGCAAAACCGCTACATTGAATGAACTTGAAAAAGTATCAGAAGAATTAGACGAAATGATATATAAGCAAACTCCTTCTGCTTATGATTAGGAGGTGTCCAAATGCAAGAATGGTATTTAATGACACCTGAAACAAGACCTAATATTACAGGTGGTTTTGAGAATGATGCTTTTTTAGATTATAAAGAAGATGCTTTTGCGGAAGCTCTTTCTACAGATATAGCTAAAACAGTTATTTTATGCAATTCTGATATGACAGAAATTGGAGAAATCAGAGTTATTATTATGGATAATTTGGCTAATACGCAACTTAAATCTATGGAACGTTCTGTTTTTGCTGTAATTGGTACATTAAAAGCAGGAATGTATATAAAGTTTGAGAATCAATATTGGTTGATTAGTGGTTATCCTGGTAATAATGGAGTATGCGAAAAAGCTACTGCTATATTATGTCAGTATGAACTAATATGGCAAGATGATGACGGAAAGATTATAAGACGTTGGGCTAACTTTACCAGTGCCAGCAAATATGATAACGGACGAAGCGGAAATTCTACAATCATTCTTACATCAAATAACTTTACAATTTGGATTCCAGAAGATGATGATGGGACGACTCTTGATGGACGTAGAGTGTTCATTGACAGAGTAAAAACTGGACAATTACCAACAAAAGTATTTGAGATAACAAGAAGTGATGATGTATTGTATCTTTTCGGAAAAGATCATGGTGGAATATTAAGTTTTATTGCCGATAAAGATGAACTTAATAAAGTGACGGATAGACAAGATTTATGGATCTGCAACTACAAATCCCCCACTACTCCTACTCTCCCACCACCAGAACCAGACAATCCAACCACATCTGTCATAATCACAGGTGGTGACACTCTCCGATATGGCAGAGCAAAAACATGGACAGTCACTTTCTCTGATTCTGAAAATCAGCCAAACTTCACATGGAATGTCAAATCAAACTTCAAAATCACTCAAAATATCACAGGTAATAAAATACAGTTAAAATGTACAGATGATAAGGCAATCGACTGTACGTTTACGCTACAAGTTCTCGACAATGAAAGTAACATTTTATCTGAAACAACTATTACTATTGTAGGATAAATCGGAGGTATATTATATGGCAAAATCAGTTGCCAGAGATTTGGCTTTTGTCAAATCAAAAGTAATTTCTCGTCTATTAGAATCTGATGAATTTGCAAAAGTAATGTTGCGTAAGGAAGATTTTACTGATGATGAGAAAAACGACATGGAGTATAAACAAGTATTTGATTATCCTTATGTTGATGGAACGCAGGAAGAAGTTATGCCTTTTGTTTGTGTAGAAACAGTTTGTAGAGGTACAAATCGTACCGTAAAATCTATGGACTTGTATATCTGGATTTTCGTGCATCGTAATTGTATGCAAATGGAATCTAATGTAAAAAGTTACATGGGTAATCGTGCAGATGTTCTTACAGATATTATAGAAAGACTTCTACGTGATTCTGATGATTTAGGAATTGGAAAACCAAGTCTTGATGACATTGGCTATACTGTTCCACAGTCCAGTTATTATGGACGACAACTCAAATATAGCATTCCTGATTTTAAAATCAAGGAGGTGTGATATTTGAAAGGATTTTCAGAGTATGACTATCTCTGTGATGAACCTTATTTTTATGAAGGTATAGGTCATGTTAAATGCCCTACTCTTAGGGATATAAGACATATAACTTATGGACAATTCAATATTTTTCTCTCTTATATTTCTATTACTCAGAAGCAATTTCTTGAAACATTCGGTCTTACTGAAAAATTCAATTCCCTGGACGAAGAAGAAAAAAATAAAAATACTATTTACAATTTACTTACATTCGGAATGAATCGTGCAGATTTTCTTGCCTACATGATTAGTTTCTTTGTTATGGATGATTTTCAGTATAATCCAGAACAGAATGCTTTTCTCATTGGCACTTATGAGAAGGACGATGATGGAAAGGAAATCTTTAACGAAATAGGGAAAATTGATAACAGCAATTTTGATGAATTTCGTGCGTTTCTGCAAGTTATATTAGGAATTAAATCTGAGAAAGAAGTTGAAAAACCGAAATATAAAAATAAGTTAGCTCAACGTATTGCTGAGAAATTAGCAAAGCATAAGAGTGAACAAAAAGAAAAGCAAACATCTGCGGATGATGATTATACATTGCCAAATATGATTGTAAAATATTGTACTCATAATAAAGTGGGAATCAATATATTAAATGTTTGGGATATGACATATTATCAATTCATGAAGATGTTTTTAGAATATAGGATGGGAAGACAAGCAGATATAAATGATATGATGGCTGCTAATTCATTCTCATTCAAAAACTCTAAGGACTATAAACCTATGGAGTATATGAACAAAATTAAATAATGAAAACTTTCAAACAAAGTCGCTGAGATTTCAGTGGCTTATTTTATTTTTAAGAAAATGGAGGAATTAAATTATGGCAAATATTGCAACAGATCTTAATATGGCGAATCGTCAGTGTTGTGATCTTGATATTAGAGATTATAAAACAAAAGCTCCTTGGATGTTTGCAGATTTTTGTAATACTACTACTGCTAACATTTCTGCTGATGCTGTTTATGCAAATAAGAAAGGTGCTAAATGTATCAAATTTGATAATCCACTAGAAGGTACTATTACTATGGAATTTCAGGTATCTCCATTTAGAATTTACGCAATGCTTTCTGATGGTGAAATTGAAACTTCTGCTGTAATCGCACGTAGAGAAAGTGTAACAGGTGAAGCTAGTGGAGTACTTAATCTTACAAAGACACCTGTACCAGGAAGTGTATTTGCAATTGATCCAACTACAGGTAAAACAATTGAAGGTACAGTTGCAGACAAGAAATTTACAGCGAAAACCACATCTGATATTGTAGCAGATACTACATATGAAGTAGCTTACCTTGAATCCAAAACTACTGGCATTAAGAAAATTACATTTAATAACAAGAAACTGCCAAAAGATTTCTTTATTCAAATGTCTACTCTTAACAAAGATGAGAATGGTGATCAAGTACCTATGAGATTAACAGCTTATAAAGCTTCTCCACAGAGAAACTTTGAAATTTCTTTTGCATCTGATGGAGATCCTTCCAGCGTAACACTAACTTGTGATCTACTCGAAGATCATGACGGAAATGTTCTTGATATGATTGAGATTACATCTGAGGAATAATTTTATTTTTATAGTAGGATGATACAATATCATCCTACTATATTTATTAAAAGGAGTTAAATATTGAGTAATCAAAAAATAATGCCTAAATTCAAATTAGAAGTTGGAGCATTCTTAGTTTCTGATAAAAAACAACTTCAAATTATTGATCGTGAATATAGACCTAAGATAAAATATAAAAATGATAAACCATTTACATCAAACGAAAAATGGTACAAATATAAATGTTATAAGTGTGGAAATACTGATTGGGCTATAGAGCAAGCATTATGTGGAAAACAAAAGATTGGATGTAACGTATGTTGCAACTCTCCATCAAAAGTTGTTAGTGGTATAAATGATTTAACTATTACCGCAAGATGGATGATTAAATATTTTGAAAATCCAAAAGATGCAGAAAAATATACCAGAGGTTCAAGTAAAATTGTTGATATGGTTTGCCCCGATTGTGGTAGACATCACAAGAATAAAATATCCACAGTATATGCGAATCATAATCTTTCATGTCCATGTCAAGATGGTTGGAGTTATCCAAATAAGTTTATGTATTCAGTTTTAGAACAATCAGGTGTGAACTTTGAAACTGAGAAAATTTTCGATTGGTCTAAAGGAAGAATGTACGATGATTATATAGAATATAATGGTTTAAAGATTATTACTGAACAGCATGGAATACAACATTATATAGATCATCCACTTAATAAAAAATCACGCAATCTTAAAGAAGAACAAGAAAATGATAAAATGAAATATAATTTAGCTATGGAAAATGGTATAGATTATTATTTTACAATTGATTGCAGAGAATCCACAAAAGAACATATCAAAAATTCTATCATCAATTCTGAATTATTTAAAATCTTAAATATAAATCCAGAAAATATTAATTTTGATAAATGTGATAAATTTGCTTCATCAAATATGGCTAAACAAGTATGTGATTATCGTAATGAACATCCTGATATGACGATGAAAGAAATTGCGCCATTATTTCATGTATGCCACGATACTATAAGAAATTGGGTTAAAAAGGGTGCAAAACTTGGTTGGTGTACATATGAGAAATTTGATGATTTAAAATTACGGTATCAACGTGAAGATATGCCTGTTAATAATCGTCCTATTCACTGTATCACTACAGATACATACCATCGTAGCGCAACAAAATTTGTAGAATATTATCAATCTCTTACAGGAAAGAAACTCTGTGCAAGAAATATTCGTTCAGTATGTACAGGTAAACGTAATCATGTCAATAATATGAATTTTGAATACATTACTCAAGAACAATTCAATCAATTAAAAGAAAAATATCCAGATAAAGTATACGGAGAACTATTTGTATCTCACGCATCATAAAGGAGAATATAACCACAATGACAAAAGAATGTAAAGTATTACTACGCAATCAGTGTGTTATGGTTGTTGATTTTGATGGAAAAGAAATTCAAATGCCGTCTGACCACACAGATAAAGATACTGTATTCGTAAAGTATGAAAATGATAGATATTCTATCACTTGTAATTTAGAAGAAGAAAAGAAACCTGTAAAGGTTAAACCTGTTTCAAGAGTAAAGAAGCAAAAGAAAGTAACGGAGGTTGAGTTAGCTGATGATGTTGCAACAGATGAACCAAAGGATAAATCTGAATAAATTAATCGTAGTTAGTATAAGTAATTAGTAGGGATGCTAGCTATGAATTAATGGCTTGTGTCCCTATTTTTTACGATTTTCAGGAGAAAACGTGATATGAAAAAACAATTATTTGATAGCTTCGAGGAAGTAGTTGAAGCTTTTGGAGAAGATAATCTTGTAGCTATTACTTTTATGCCACAGATTATTTTTTATTTAAGTAACTATAATATTCAACCTGTATGGACTATTCCATCAGAAGTTAATAATGAAAAACTAGCCTTTTATTTTTTGAAAGCGGAAACAAAGAAGCCGTTTGAAGCATGGCAAAAACGTAGATTAGAAAAAGAACATAAGAAAGCATAATCTTAAAGGGACATGAATAATGGCAAGAAGTGTAGGTAAACAATTTGAAGATAATTTTAAGAAAAGTGTACCAAACTATACACTCTCCTATCGTCCCCCTGATTCAGCACAAGGTTTTGATGTAGGATCAAGTAATAAGCTAAGATTCAGTCGTCACAGCCCATGCGATTTGATGGTATTCGATGGATCACGAAATCTTTTTCTTACACTTGAATTAAAAACATTTCAAGGTTCATGTAGTTTTGAACGTGATAAAAGTGAAAAAGGAATTGTGCATTATTATCAGATTAAGAGTTTAAAAGATTTTGCACAATATAATCGTGTTATAAGCGGATTAGTATTAGACTTTCGATCAAGTGATAATACATATTTCTTAAATATTAATCAATGGGATGATTTCATCTCACATATAGAAAAGAAAAGTTTTAACGAAAAGGATTTGCTTGAGTATGCAAGTCCTATTTTAATTCATAAAGAGAAATTAAAAGTAAATTATAGATATGATTTAGAATCATTTTTAAATGATGTAAATTATTAAAATCGTAGTTAGGACTAATTGTTAAGTAGTCTATTTTATAGACAAGAGTGTAAATAAGTGGACAAATGTATTTTGCATTCCTTGTTCACACTTACTTAACAATAGGTTTCAAGCCTTAGTGACTGCTACTATCGAAAGATATGTTGCAGATATGAACTACGTTAGAGAAAAGGTTAAAAACACACCTTCAGATGTGCTCGTCAGTCGGAAGCTCTGTGAGTGCCAATCAAGAAACTATGCTAATGTCCTGCATAGATAACAGAGAAACACATATACCCTCTCCAACATTGGCAAGACGAAAATTACTCCGAAAGGAAGGTATCCAGAGATGGAAAATAAAATTGAATATTGTTTTGTTATTGATAAAAATAATAAACCATTAGCTCCGACAAAAATTAATAAAGGTTAGTATTTGATTAGAAAAGGTAGAGCTAAATTAAAAAGTAAATATCCTATGGTGATACAATTAGAAAAAGAAGTTAAATCTGATGAAGACGATGAAAGTCATATGGTTTGTGGCATAGATGACGGTTCTACACATGTTGGTTTAGCTATTGTTCAGAAATGTCTTACTAAAAATAAAGTAGTGTTTAAAGGAACGATTGAGCAACGCCAGGATGTAAAGCATCTTATGGATGTAAGGCGTGGATATAGACGTTACCATCGTTACCACAAAAGATACAGACAAGCAAGATTTAATAATCGTTCATCTTCTAAAAGAACTTGTAGATTAGCACCAAGCATCAAACAAAAGAAAGACGCTATTTTAAGAGTATTATATCAATTAAATAGCTGGATAGATATTCAAGAATATTACCTTGAAGATGTTTGTATAGATATTCGTGCAATGACAGATGATTATAAACCTTATAGATGGCAATATCAGAAATCTAATCGCTTAGATGAAAATTTAAGAAAAGCAACTATCCTGAGAGATGGATGTAGATGTCAAGAATGTGGGAAATCTAACTGTATATTAGAAGTACATCATATTAGAGCAAGAAGATATGGTGGAGCTAATACCATTGGAAATTTAATTACTTTATGTAAAAAGTGCCATGATAAAACAGAAAGTAGAGAAAAGGATTTTGAAGAAAGATATTTCAATATGATTAAATCTAAGCCAAAAAGATTTGATTATGCAATGCATGTAATGCAGGGAAAAACTTATTTGAGAGAAAAGATTTCTGAATTAGGAATATTACATCTTACAAATGGTGGAGAAACTGCTAATAAACGTATTGAGTGGAACATAGTAAAATCTCATAGTAATGATGCCATATGTATTGCAGATGGCATCCCAGATACTTGTGATATTAAAGAGTGGATTATTAAACCAATGAGAAGGAAATCAAAGGCAAAAACTGATAATGTGCTAGGAATTAAGCATAGAGATTTAGTTTCTTATACATATAAAAGTGGAGAAACTCATACAGGATATGTTACTGCTTTATATCCAGAACAATTGGCTTTAAATTTTCAATCAAAAACTAAACATTGCAAGAAAGTAAATGCACGAAAATGCAGATTACTTTGGAAATTCAATAAAATTTACTGGTTAGAACAATGTGTATAATATTGCACATTTATCTATAAATAAACACATTTTATAAAGGAGAAGAAGTTATATGAAGAAAAGCTTACTTAAAGTAAAAAATACAATCACATTTGAAGACAAACTCAATGCAATTGATCTTATTCTGAATGCTTTTTGGGATGATGAAACAGGTGAATATACACCTTGGATGGAAGAACCTGCACGAGTTATCGCAGTTGGAAAATATTTTATTGAAGGATATACACTAGAGGATGGTGAAAATATTTTTAAATTATATCTTTCAGATGATGATTTAAAGAGTCTTATTGATACATTTATTAATCCAGACTATGATTCAAGATGCGAATCTGTAAAAGAATACATTAAGGTCATGGATTTTGTAGACAAGATGGTTCATGACAAACTTGAATGGACTAAGCAGAATATCATTCATGCAAATCCAGATATGGATAGAATTGTAGAAGGTGTTAATGTATTTATTGATGCATTTAAGAATTTTGCTAATCTTGATCTTACTGCTCTTACACCAGAAATGGTTAAGGATGGAGTATCTTTTATGGAAAAACTGAAAGAATCTGGTTTTGAAATTAATGCAGAGAATCTTACTAAGATTGTAAAAGATGCTGCGGCATTCAATATCGACAAAGCTAGTCAAGATATTATTGACGCAAAAAATGAGCAGATTAAGAAATTGCAAGAAGAAAATCGAGAACTCAAGAAAGCAAAAGGAAATTTCAGTGCTAGAAATGTAATGAATGATGGATCTAGTAATAAGAACAATAATAAGACTGGAACTAAAGTAACAAAAATGGATAAGAAGAAATAATATTTAACATTTGATACTGGTAAAATATTTCACCACACCAGTTCTCAACTATTAACGTGAAACGTGATCATAAATATTTAATCCCACGTTTACCATATTTACCACTAAACTAATTAATGATATTACAATACCGTAATTCATGTATGTATACCTCCTTACCAAAATAATATATCTATGATAAAAGGTCATAGAAACTTTCAGCGTAGAGGATATGGGTTCACGCCTGCCCGTAGGCGACCGCATAGTTGAGAAACTGGTTCCCTGAGAATGGAAGTACATTCTCATGATATCTTTTGAATATCTCCACCCAAGGAATATTTTACCAGATTATATTATGTAGTTCAATACAGAACGTTTGTTTAACGGAGGGTACTACTCTCCTATCCTATACGGAGGAAATTGTTATGGGAAAAATTATGGATGCGATTGATGCACAAATTATTAGACCAAGAGTTGAAGCTTCTGAACAAGAAGGTTTTCAAATGACACAGACAGATATTCAGAATTTTTATTCAAGTGGATCGCCTGTAAAATATATCAGAACTGGGACATATGAAAGTTCACCCCGTTCATCTGGTGTATCTGGTGGTAATGGAAATTATCATTATGATATTCATTTGAATGTAGCAGAATATCCCTACGGACAACATAGTGGCTTACAGATTATGACAGATATCCAAAACAATGGTAGTGGCGTTTTGGGTACTCCTGGTACATGGGATGATGCTGTACAGGATATTATAGAAGCCGTAAAAGCTAATTTTAGCTAAGAGGTATAGCTATCAAAAATTTATAAGAAAGAAATAAAATAATGTAACAATTAAACAACATGAATCCTAAATTTCATCGTGCAATATAATGCAAAAAGAAAAGAAGCTACTGTATGATACAGTAACTTCCTTCTCTTTCTATATCATGAAAATTTTATATGATCTCTTCTCCAACTCTCAGCACTTAATCTTTGTAGAATGAGCAATCGAAATCTAATCCAATAAATCCTATATGAACATGAATTTCTTTTGCTTTTTTGGACACAACACGATGTAAAGCAAAGTAAGCAAATCCAATACCTGCAAATTTCAGTGCATAATCAAGTATGAGATCAATCACGATTTACCTCCTTTCTGTTAGACTACAACATTCAGGAAAATAAATTGTGAAGAACTCACAGAACTTATAAAGATTTTCATGAGATGTTATACCTTTCTTAATAAGCAAAGGTGTTTACAAGTTACACTTCTCAGCAAGTAGCTTCGATTCTTTTATATTATATCGTAGAAATTTATACAATTCAATAAATAATAATGTAGTTTACTCTCCTTTCTTGCGGAGAGTTTTTATTTTTTGTAAGAAAGGAGAATAAATTACTATGGGAGCGCAATTTCAAGTTGACGTAAATGTTGTTACTCATGGTGCGGAAAAAGTTAATGAGCTTGAACAAAAATTAAGTAAAATGCAAAATAAATCTGTTGATATTAAATTCAATGTTCAAGGTCAAAATCAAATTAACAATATTATACAACAACTCCAAAATGTTCAGAGACAAGGAATAAACCTTAATCTCAATAATAACAATATGGCACGTTCTGCACAGAATGCAGCACGACAGTATACACAAAATTTTCAACGCCAGATAAATTCTTCAAAATTAAGATATAATATTGACACAGGAAAATATGCAGCCGCATCATCCAGAATGAGCAAACAATTAGGGGCATATGGAACTCAAGATACTGCAAATATTCAAAAGGCTACAGCGGCTCTAGCCTCATATAATCAGGCTTTAGATAAACTTCAAAATCATTACAATGGATCAAATGTTTTAGGTAAACAACAGTTACAACAAACTTTTCAAGATATGACTAAAGCAGGAGATACTTTTAAGAATACTTTGTCTCAAATTAGAGACGAATCGTCAAAAGCATTATCTCCGACAGTTGCTACTACATCTGGGAATAAAGTTGTTGAGTATATGAACGCTAACTCAAGGGCGGTTAAGAAATATGGAGCAAGTCTAAAAACACTTGAACAACAATACCGCTCAATGACAACTATTGAAGAAAAGGCAAACTATGACAAGGTTTTTGCAAATTTAAAATCAAGAATTGATGCAGAAGGACTATCAGGAAATTCATGGTTTGGTGAATTAAAACGTGCCACAGGACAGATTGCGCAATTTGCTGGTGTATATGGTATGTTGCAAAATACTGTAATGCAAATACCATACAAAGCAATTACGGCAGTAAAAGATTATGATGCTGCTATGACTAATATGCAGATGGCAACAGGTATTTCAAATACCCAAGCGCAAGAACTGATGAATACTTATTCAGACATGGGTAAGCAATTAAAAGTTACTGGTGTCGATGTTGCTACTTCTGCTACAGAATGGATGAAACAAGGTAAAACAATTGAAGAATCAAACAAACTTGCACAAGATTCTATTGTTTTATCCAAGATTGGTGATTTGTCTTCCGATGATGCTACAAGAACCATTACCGCTGCTATGAAATCATATGATTTGAATGAGTCTCAAGTTATGGATTTTGTTGATCAGATTTCTGCAATTGATATGGCTTCTGCTACTGATGTTGGCGGTCTTGCAGATGCTTTTAATGAAGTTGCAGCCAATGCCAATCAAGCAGGAATTAGTACAAAACAACTTCTCTCCTATGCTGCTGTAATTGGTGAAACAACTCAGGAGGGTATGTCTTCTGTTGGTACATCTCTTAATGCTATCTTTTCTCGTATGGGTAATATTAAACTTTCACGTTTAAAAGATTATCAAAATGGCGGAGAAGATTTATCTAATGTAGAAACTGTATTGAGAGGTGTTGGAATTTCACTTAGAGATACAGATGGAGAATTTAGAAATTTTGGTGATGTATTAGACGAAACTGCTGGTCGATGGTCTGAATTTGGCACAGTCCAGCAGAGGGCAGTTGCACAGGCTTTCTCAGGAACCAACCATATGAATGATTTTATGGTGTTAATGCAACAGTACTCTAAAGCACAAGAGTATATGCAAATTGCGGATGATGCTTCTGGTACATCAATGGAAAAATACAGTGCCTATACAGATTCTCTTGAAGGTAAACTTGAAGGACTTAAAAGTACATTTGAATCATTGTCTAGTACTGTATTAGATTCTGATGCATTAAAAGGTTTTGTAAGTGGTGGCACAGAGGTTTTAGGATTAATTGATAAATTAACTAATTCTTTGGGTGTCATGGGTACTGTAGCAGTTGGAGCAGGTATTTTCCAAGGTAAAAACAACAGCGGTAAGAGTACATGGGATTCGCCCCATGCATTTTTCAAAATGACTTATGCCGCTTGAGAGTTTAGCAGTAATGTGTACGAGCTTATTTATAAGCAAGGACTCTCTGGGGACTTTCTAAAATGGAGTTAGCGGTAATGCGCTACTCTTCTGTATTGAATTTCAGAACGGGAAACTTTCATAGTTCAAAAGGCTATGTCACATGAGTTTGGTACTAAACTTATATTTAATAGGTATAAGTGGCAAATCCGAAAGGATGCGGTATAGTAACAATCCAAACTACGAAGTGATCCGCAGGTAGGGCTTCATTATAATGGATGCCGACCTCAACGAGCGTAACGAAAGTATGGTTCTATATAGAATCATAAAAATGCACTCTAGCGATAGGGAAGATGGATGCCCGATAAATTCAGGGATAGTTTCTATATACTACTCTTCCATCAGCAGTTGGGAATTATTTATATATGGTTGTATCGACATGTATAAATATTGCAAATATAGAATTAACGATACAATTTAATTAAAACTAATACTTATATGTAATATACGTCATTCCAATTAAACAAAGTAACGCAATAATCATACATATATAAATTAAAATTTTGCATATTTTCTCATACATACTTATATCACTCTCCTATTAATACTATAGGAAATATTATATCATATGAATGATGAAACATTTTTAAATTGCATAATCAGCTAAATTATTAGCATAATCGTAGATTTAGAATTTATGTTCTGAATTGTATAGTGTCGTACTCTGCCGTATAATAGTGTTATGGTAAATTTTACCAAATACATATACGAAAGAGGGAAATATTTTATGGCTAAAGGAAAGAAATATAATTGGGGGATATTTAGTGCCGCCATGAAAGATTATGGCGGTAGCAACCCAAATTATCAAGAGTTCCGTTATAAAAATGTCAAAAAAGATAAAATGTTTCAAAGCGGATTAAGACAATTCTATTCTAATTTAAGAAAAGAATTAGATACAATGAGTATATATGACGCTGTAAATTTCTTTGAAAATATATCAGAATGGATTGAAGATCACGATAAAGATTTTTCTCTCAGTAAACATCCAGAAAAGAATTTTTGTGACATAGGTAAAATATATTCAGTTAAATTTGGAATAGGGTACAAAAATGAATTATCTAATTTCCATAGAGGATTATGCATTGGTGTTATGGGTGATAAAATTGGTATTATTCCTATGAAATCTGCCGAAACTCACAAGGGAGAAATTCATGATATTTTTCAATCGGCATATCATAAAACGGGAAATCCAGATGGAGACAAACGTTATTATAGAGCGTTGAAAAGTGAAGGATTCCCAAAAGATGCAATATTAATGATTGCTGATACAAAATTTGTTTCGGTTGGAAAAGTAAAAGAATGTGATGATGTTGTAAAAATATCTCCATATTTATTTAGAGATATTCAAGTCCAAGTTTTGCTCAGAATGATGCCTGAACTGGCAGGACATTATGATTATTTAGAAAGACTTGGAGAAACAGAGAAAGAAAAATATCATATAGTAATATCTGATAATAAAATTCCTTTAAATCAGCAGAATCAAGAAGCCGATGACCAACCAACTTCGGAACCTTGATTCTATATAACTTTTAGTTGTATATAATTGCAGAAGTCGATAACTATAACTTCTGGTGTCATAATTTACTAAATTGGTTTAAAGATTCGGTACTTTACACTCTATGTTTTGTACAGGCGTTTTGCGTCAAGTAATTATGATATGTAAAATAAGTTTGATAGAGTATGCTGTCTCTATATCATTATTTATAGTTATCGGAGATGAATACTCTGGTGCGCAACAGGTATTTATCTTATAATTGGTAGAATGTCTCCTTGAACAAATAGTCAAACGAATGTTATAGCTTGTTCTTGTTGATTGAATAGATACGAAGTTTCGAGGTCGATCATTGAGGCATTCTACCTTGTACAAAAATATGGCAGATAACTTGAGTATCTGTTACCTTATACATATTTTGCTCAGTCATGGGAGTGAATATGTTTGGTTATATGGGGTTTTAGTGTATGTCCACAACATGAATAGATAATTTGATTATTGAACGAAAACACTATAATAACAGTTAGGGATGATTGCATACAGTGCGGATATGTGAATATCTATTCAACCCGAAATCTTTAGGAGAAGTAAGGTAGCTCCTGGCTTCTTAACAGGCATCCTTTAGATAGGATGCCTTTTCTATATGGTCTTCCACGCTCGAAGACTTACGATCACATCAGTCTGAGATGGCATAATCTCAATTATGATTTTTATATGACTTTAAACATAATTTTATATTATGTTTGTACGCAAGGTAATTGAGCATTTACAACACAACTTAGTGAATTGTAAATCGGACTTGCGGTGTAGATGAAGCAAAAGAGACTATCATCGAGGTAGCCTCTTTTGTATTATTGATATTACCAAAACTTAACTTGGCATTTTAATCTGGATTCTTGTAAAACCTTAAACATATCCATAGTGGTATCAAAATCAATATCGTCAGAATATAATATAGTTTTAATATGATTATGTATAAAATCAAATTCTGGAAGCATATTCAATATTTCTGTACTGTAATCAAAATTATATTTTCGTAAAGCTCTTGCATAACCAATAGCGTAAAATAAACATGTAAATGTTTTAGGATAAAAGTTTGTCTTAAATTGCTCTATATTTACTGAAAGCAAATTTTCAACTGTTGTTTGTATATTTCCAAGATATACTAACGATTATGAATTTATTGGTTTTTCACATTGTTTTAGTATAATATCAAGTTCTATTTCGGATGCATGAATTTCAGAATATGAATTTAGAACTTTTTTAAATTCATTAAACGGTAAATCATTGAAAATTATAGAATCAACAATATGAGTCATTTCATGAAATGTCATAGCTTTTAATGCTACACTGGTACAATCTAAATATTTTGTATTATAGTAGATTCGATAATCTTTTCTATAACTTTGTTTCAATTTAATTTGTGCAGCACCATCTATTCGATGTGCGCCTTTAATCGTAGGTATAACATCAAGGTTATATAATTGTATATATTCCTTACAAAATGTTTTTATTTCTTTTTTTCTTTTCATAAATTTATCTCCGAGGTGGTTACATGTTAAAAAAGTTTTATAAATTGTATCATTATATTGCCACAATTTTTTATCCAGATGTTATAGAAGAAATTTCAACTAATATTGCATTTTGTTTTTGTGACAAACGTTTGAATAGTCAAAATAAAATAAGCAAATTATTTTGGTCAATAGTTGGAAATATTTGTAATTTTTCTATTTACATCATATGTTATGTCATCGAAAGCTTACTCTACTGGATTGGAAAAACATTTTATCCAGAAACAGGTGAATATGAAGATTATGATTATAGCGATCCATCAAATTTTGCTTAATTCATACTGTTGTTAATTTCTCATCCTGACATTAATAAAATTTGTTTCCATACATTATATATCTCTCCTCGCGATCTTAAATACATGTTGAATTTTATCATACTTTGTCTTATAATAATATAATAAAAGAAAAGCTTTGGGAGGTGACAATATGCGTGATGAAGATTTTAAATGGTTTCTAAAAGAATATGACAATCTGTTTAAAAAGTATGGACATAAATTTCTAGCGATTAAAGATAAAGCGATTCTTGGTGCATATAATGAATTTTCAGAAGCAATACATACTACTGCAAAAACGTATGAAATTGGAACATTTATTATACAAGAATGTGATGGAACTCCCGCAGCTTACACATCATCTATTGTAACGGTAGGAGTAATCAAAGGGAGATAAATAAAGGTTGGGAACAATAAGGGCATTTACTTGTACAGGTACAACAGTATTATCTAAATTACAAACAGATGTACAAGTTCATTCAGATTTTCGTACAGATCAATCAGAACACTCATTAACATGGAAAGCTGTTTGGGACACAGGAGCAACAAACACTTGTATTTCACATAGGATTGTTGATGATTTACACTTAACTCCAATTGGTAAAACAAATGTGCGTACAGCAAATGAATTAGTGGAAACAAATGTTTATTGTATTGATATAATGTTGCCTAATAAATTGACTATAAAAGATGTAAGGGCGCAAGCATTAGCTTTATATGACTGTGATTTGCTCATTGGAATGGATATTATTAGATTCGGAGATTTTTCTGTAACAACAAATAATGGAAAAACTATATTTTCATTTAGAACTCCATCAGTAAAACATATTGATTTTGTAAAAGAACTTGATGAACAAGAGAAAGCGTTAAGACTTTAGTTTAGAGAACCAGTTTAATCCTGGTTCTCTTCTATTTTATATCCACAATTATTACAACGATATGAGTTTTAAATATTGACATCTAACCTATAATATATTATACTTAAACCTGTAAACAACAGGAGGTATATAGATGTCAGACGTAAGAGATGTGTTTATCACAGCCGAAGTTTCCAAAGAATTAGATATAACTCCTGCATACTTGGTTAGACTTGCTAAATCGTTACAATTACCTGAGAGTGATTTTAGAGGAACATCAAAAGGTAGTTATTTGTTTAATCGAGATGCAATAGAGAAAATTAAATCTAATTTGAAAAGGAAATAACAAGAGGATTGGTTCATATACTAATCTTCTTTTTTATTATTCAAATTTACTATTGACTTTTTGTCTATCATAAAGTATTATGTACTTGTAACTTATTGATAGACAGAAAGTTGGTGTTATATGTCTTCAAAAATGGGACGACCTCTTTCTGATAACCCAAGAAATCATAAAATGTTTATTCGTCTTACTGATGAAGAACATGATTTATTGGTAAAATGTTGTGAGATAACAAATAAATCTAAAGCTGAATTAACCAGAGAAGGATTGAAACTCATAACAGATAAAATATTAGAAAGAGAATAAGCAATGAGAACCGCAGCATCCGGCAAGATCACAGCGATTCTCATACATACCCGTTAAAAACGGACATATTCATTTTACTCTATGTCTTGTAAAAAATCAAGATAGGAGAAGTAAATTATGAATGATTTAAAAATTTTTAGCAACAGCGAATTTGGTAACTTAACAGTTGAGGTAGGATCTGATAATACCATACTATTCTTTTTAAATGAAGTATGTATGCATTTAGGATATACTAAGACAGCAAAAGGAAAGAAATATTTACGCAAGGATAAAATCGTAAATATTTGTGAAAGCCTTGATATTCAAGGGTTGTCACTTGGTGACAACTTTTCACCAATTACTTTAGATACTGATTTCAATAATGTTAGGATTACAGAAGATGCTCTTTATGATTTAATATTAGAATCCAAAGCAAAGAATGCAAGACAATTCAGATTATGGGTGACAAAAGAAGTTCTTCCTCAGATTCGTAAAACAGGTGGTTACATTCCTATTAAAGAAGATGAGCCGAATGAATTATTTTTAGCCAGAGCTGTTCAGATTGCAAATGAAACAATCAAACATAAGGATGAAATTATTGCTAACCAGAAAAAGAGAATTATTGACTTAGAGGTTACTGAACAGGATTGGAAATTACTCATGGACTCAAAAGGAACATTCAGCGTGAATGAGATTGCACATTTCATAGGTATTGGTGAATATAAACTATTCTCCTATTTAAGAAATGTTGGAATTTTATTTAAGAATGAAAATAATGACAATGTTCCATATGAGAAACCTGTACATAAAGGTAAGTTTACTGCTATTCCTGCTATTGCTCCTGATGGATCTGCTCATTTACAGACAAGAATTTATCCAGACGGAATCTCATATATTACAAAGTTGCTTCGTAAATATGGATATTTGGAGGTAGCTTGATATGATTATAGAAATTGCAGATAATTTAATCCATGTGGTGATATTGGATATTTCTGGTGTATATGTACAGATACATAATGATGGATATTTTGATAGGGTATCTTTAGATAATATTAATGAACAATATAAAGATAAATCTCATTGGAGGATTGTAATTATATAAACATGCATTATATTATATAAGGAAGCTATTAATGGTAAATAGCTTCCTTATATAAGTGAAGATGGGAGTAAAAAATAATATGTATGTAACAAATTCTTATAGCAAAATTGATACTTTTATGAGATTTGCAGAGTATCAAAAAAGATATCCGTATACGGGTAAAACAGAATATGATCGTCTTATATGGCTGATGGGATGTGTTCCTGAAAAGCCGTATTGTAGTGATGGTTATATGTTAGGCATGAATGATTCTATCAAAGACTAATTGTATCAGTGAATATAGTTTTATTTACTGATTGGTCATAATTGGCTATTGATTCAATGCACATTTTCATTTTGGTTTCCAATGGTAATGACATAAGCATGTATGTGTCTAAATTAATGGAATTTATTGAAGATGTGCCAATAGCTGTATAATAGAAATCTTCTTTTCCCAAAATTTGATTTACAACAAATTGATATTTACTTTCACTTCCAAATGTTAATAAATGAATTTTATTATTATATTTCCCGACCATCAAGAAAGTTCTTTCGTGTTTATCGTTTAAATCAATTAAATATTTTTGAAAATTATAAACATCTGCAAATGGATTATTTAACAAATGATTTTTAAACCATGATATAGCCTCTTCGCATGGATTTAATTCTCCAGTATATCCTATAATTACATCATTTGTTAAATGTTGAAATTTACATTTATTTTCTTGATTATAAGCACAATACGTATTGGTTATTTTCCCATCTGACATAATTGTAGCAGTTCCTTTGTTAATTGCACATAATACTACACTCATAGTACATTCCTCCTATGTTATTAATATAGGAATATTTTACCATTTGTGTATATTATATAAAATACGAAACATGTGTTTTAGCATATATTTATAATTTATAGTATTGAATTTTAGTAAAATTGATTGTAATATAATTACCATTTATATCCACAATTATTTTTTATCACCGAATTTCAATTGAAGCCAAACACATATTGCTGCAAAAACAATATACAATATACATTTTAAGATTTTACTATCACCTGATATTTTTAATATTCCAAAATGTATTACTACTATGGTTGTAAATGCTAATATCGCAGCAATAAGAGTTAAAAATGGTGCTAAACATCCAACGTATTCACCTCGTGTATATGCAGAGAAAGCTAAAAATGCGAATATGAGTAAACAGACTATAACTTGAACCATTATGATAAACTCCTACTCTTTTATTGGAATTTAAGAAAATGAAAAAGAACGATTGACGCCCCATTGTAATTTTAAAATACCATCTTTATAATTTGATGAAATGATAAAATATGCTTTTTTATTATTGTCAGAATCAGAAGAATCATAGCTTTTATCATTAAAATCAGTAGTAAAATTAAAGCATTCTCCGTTTTCCTTTTTATATTGTTCCTTTGATTCATCAGTCCCATTTGGAGGAAGTGATGTATATTTTTGTAAATATTTATAATTTTTCAAATCATTTATAATGTGTTCATATTCATCATTACCACATTGTGTATTCCATTGAAAATAATAGGCGTTCCTATCTGGATTTAAAGACCATTCGTCTTGTTTGTCAAAATAAAGTAATGATAATGTTCCATCGTATTTATCACAAATATTATAGTTATTCCAGAAAAATCGTGTATAATCATTACCATCTTCTTTTTCTGCCTTACCTAAAGTATTTTCACATTCATATGGATTAAGATTATCTGAAAACATCCATTCTGCTATATTTATTTGATCATTTGACAATCCGCATCCTGATAATATCACTGTGCCAATTAAAATTCCTATTGTAAACTTTCTTTTCATATATGTAATATCTCCTTTAATGTAATATTTTATCATATTTGAGTAATAATTTCCACAGTATTTTGTTAAAAATTCCCAATAACAAAATATGTATTACATCGTAGATAATAAACGGAATAAAAGGTTATAGAACTCAAAAAAGTAATGTAAATGCATTAAAAGGCGTATTATCTTCCATGAATCAGATTTATGCTAGTGGTGGAAAAATACAAGAAGGTTTTTGGGATAATGTTCAGATGCCAGATAGCGTAAGAGCTGCATACGGATCAAACTTAAAGAAACTTACAAAACATATGAATGGTGTTGCGGATGCAGGTGGTGATGCAAAAGCAAGTTTAGAAGATTTGAACCGAATAATAATTCAAAACGGTGAAGCCGCTGTACAAGACACAACTCTTACTCAAAAACTTATTGGTGGATTAAAGTCTGTTGGTAGTACTGCTTTAAGTATGGCTGGAAACATGGCTTTAAATTTTGTTGTTTCAAAAGGATTAGAATGGGTTATAGGTGGAATTAGTGACTGGGTTAATCGTGACCAAATTGCCATTGATAATGGAAAGAAATCACAACAAACAATTTCAGACACATTTAATGAATTTTCCAAAGGCAAAACAACCCTCAATACATTAGGTCAATCATTTGCTTCGACCAATCAGCAAATTACAAGTACAGGTGATGCTATTCAATCTGTTGCAACTAAATATACAGAGTTGTCAAAGGGTGTTGATAAAAAGACAAACGCTAATATTGGACTATCAGATGAAGATTATCAAACATATCTTGACATATCAAGTCAATTAGCAACGCTATATCCACAGCTTCAATCTGGAACAGACGCTCAAGGAAATGCTATGCTTAATCTTGGGACTAATGCTAAAAATGCAGCAAAAAGTATCCAAGATCTATACTCATCTTCTATGTTGTCTGCTAATGTTAAAATTGGAGATGAATTACAACAAGCATTTAAAGGCGTTTCGACACAGGTTGATAAATATCAGAAACAAGTCGATGAATATGATGAAAAGGCTAAAGAATACAGAAAAAAATCATCAAGTGCTTATGATTTTGTCTTAACTGATTCAAAATTAAATGATTTTATTGAAAATCAATCTATACATCTTGATTCAAGAGAACTTGGAGATAAATATGGCGATTATATGGATCGTATTTCTGATATCTTTGATAAAAACAAAATCTCTTATGATATAATTAGTAGCGATCCAAGCTTAACAGATAAGAATGGAAATCCATATAGCACATCAGATTTATATATATCAGATCCAGATGTCACAAAAGAACAACTTCAACAAGTTGGAAAAGAAATCGCATCTTTTTCTGATGATCTTTCAAATAAATTTTCTGCCAAAGCATCAGAAATGGAATCAAAATCTGCATCTACGACTGCATTAATTCAAGATCAATGGAAAGGGATGACAGATTCTCTTGGTCAATATTTACAGACAACGGATTCTTTTGATAAACTTGATTCTAATTTGAAAACTAATTTACTAAAAAATCTTAAAAATCTTGATATTGAATCTTTATCAAAAGAATATGATGGTGATGCCTTACAGTTTATGTATGATAAATTTATTATGCCACTATCTAACTTGTCAAAAGATCAACAGCAAGCAATATCTGATGTATTAAATATTGACGAAGCAAAATCTACGGCAAGTAAATATGCAAATCAAGTCAATAGTGCATTTGAGAAGATTTTTCCCAATGACAAAAAACTTCAAGACCAATGGAAAAAGAATTTTGGACTTCAAGATATTATTGATGACAATAATAATCAAATAGAAACATTATCAAATAAATTCAAAGATGCAAAGTCAAAAATTACAAAGCTTGATCTCGGAACATTAACAAATGGCGATAGGGATATTGCATATAATCTTGTAATAGATGATGGCGAAGCATTTAATACATTTGATGAATTACAGAAACGTATTGCAGAGACAAAGCAAACTCTTTCAGAAAAAGACCTTTCCCTTGATGCAATGAAACAAGTAGTTGCTGATACTACAGCAAATTTATCTACATTACAATCTGCAACAAGTGAAGCTTCATCTGCTACGGGATTAACTGCTGATACAATTACCTCTATGGGCGGTATGTTCTCTGACATTGATAATTTTGATAGTGCTGCATTATTTAAAAACACTGCAAGTGGAGTGAAATTAAATACTAAAGCATTATCAAGTCTTTTAGCAGTTCAGCATGATATTAAAGCAAATGACTTTACACGTTCTATAGAAGAACAGACTAAAGCTATTGCAGAGCAAAACGATGTTGTGCAAGCTCAAACTAAAGGCACAGATGCATATAAGACAGAACAAGATAAATTAAAATCTATGTTTGCGGATTTGTCTGCATTACAACAAGCACAGTCACAGTATCACGCTCTTTATAAACAACAACAAGAACTCTTCTCTGATTATGGTCAGTGGCAACAAGCACAATCTACCGCTAATGCGGGTGATAAGTACAACAATATGGTTTCTGGTCTTAAAACGGCTAAAGAAGCGTGGGACAAAGGACTTATTGGAACAGATGATTTTAAATCATTTGCAAAACTTATCTCTCCATCTGGTGCAACAGATGATGTAAACTTTGCCGAAAACTATGCAAAAGCAGCCCGTTATCTTACAGAAGATGAATCTGGCGTAAAGGCATTCTTAAATGACTTATCTTCTAAAGGTCTTGCGGATTTCAATGAAGAATCTCAGCAATGGTCATATAACGTAAAAGATATGGCAGAAGCCGCTAAACAAATGGGTATGGGTAAAGACTTCATGTCCAATATGTTTGGTAGGCTTGAAGATTATGGATTCCATAATAATGTCATTTCTGATGCAGAAGATGGTGTTTTAAAATTATCAGATGCTTATTCCAATCTCGCAGAGTCAGAAGCCAGACTTGAAGATTTAAAGAAAAACGATCCTACTAATACTACCGCTATTGAGCAAGCAGAGAAGGAAGTTTCTGGATATAAGCAAGATATTGATGAACTTGGTACAAACCTGAAAGAAGTCGCTTCACATACAGCAGAGAATTATAATCGTGAACTTGAAACTGCTAAAAATCAGATGAAAACACTTGCAGATGAACGTGAACGTATTTTAAAAAGTAACGAATACGGCGATAATACTCAAGCGGTTGCTGATTATATGCAGTCACAGATTGACCAGCTAGGTCAGAATTATGGTCTTGATTCTTCTGCCCTTCAACAACAAGCAGAACAAGCTGCAAAAGCATACTCCGATGCATTACAAAATGCGACTATTGAAAATCCTGTTACACCTGATTTTGGTGAAGATACTGCTTCTGCTGATGCTTATGCTAGTGCAGTCGATAAAGTACAACAGGCAAATAAAGATAATAACCAGACATTATCAGATTCTATCAAAACATTACAGCAATATAATTCAGAACAAATCAAAGGTATCGACTTATTGGATGGTGCTTATGACAGTGATGAATTAAAACCTGCGGAACAAGCGTTAGATAACATCTGTCAATCTCTTGGTCTTACGAGTGAAGAAGCAGGATTGCTTGGACAAGTTCTTGAGTCTATGGGAATTATCAAACCAGAAGTAGATGATTCTGAGGTTAAACAAGCTAAAACAGATGCAGAAGAAACAAAACAAACCTATGATAATTTAGGTGACAGTACAGTTTCTATTAATGCAGATGTTTCTGGCGAAGATAGTGTTGCATCTTTTGTTGACCAATGTTCTTCTATTCAGCAAGGTATGACTACTACTATTACTGCTACGGTCAGTGGGGAAAGTGAAGTAGAATCTCTCGAAAGTGGTCTTGAGCAAATCCCAGATAATACTCCTACTACTGTTGATGTTACGGTTAATAATCAGCAAGACTTAGATAATATTCAAAGTAAAGTTGATAGCCTTAATGCAGGTGGTAAGAATATTACCCTCAATGCTCATATTAAACCAGATAGTGATAGCGAAGTAGAAGTTAAAGCGAAAGATACTACTGTAAAGGTTACACCTGATCCAAAAGAAGTTGAAGTTACTGCTAAACCTGTAAAAGTTGATGTACAACCATCACAGAAAGAAGTTAGTGTAAGTGCAAAAGTAACGAATAAACCAAACGCAACTTCCCAAGGAATTATTAATTATAAAAAAGGCACTGTTGAGAAAGCCGATGGCACTACTTCTCAAGGCATTATTAATTATAAGAAAGGTGATGTTGAAAAGGCAGATGGAACTGTCTCAACAGGTATCATTAACTATAATTTAGGTAATGTCGCTACTCCTACTGGTATGGTTGCTACTGGTGTAATTAACTATACATTAGGAAGTGTTGCTAAACCAGGCAAAGCCGCTGGTACATTTGGTCAATCCAGAGCATATGCGCAAGGTAGTCTTACTGATTTATCTGCTTATGCAGGTGGTCATGTTTCATTACCAAGAGATGAAAAAGCTCTTGTAAATGAAGTAGGAACAGAATCTATTGTACGTGACGGACAATGGAGTTTGATTCCTGGTGGTGCACATCTTGAAAACCTCAAGAAAGGTGACATCATATTTTCTGCTTCTCAAACAGAGGATTTATTGAAACGTGGTGCAACACCAGGTCATGCTAGAGCATACGCACAAGGAAGTCTTAGTGATATTTCTCTCACTCATGCTTTTGATGGTGGCTCTGGATGGGGTGGATTTGGTGGTGGATTATCCAATAAAACATCGGTTTCATCCAGTGGTGGTTCATCATCTCAACAATCTTATAACGCCAATTCTGGTGCAGTTGCCAGAAATACAGATGAGACAGAGAAAAATACAAAAGCAAAGTCTGATTCCACAGAAACTTTTAACTGGGTAGAGACAAAACTTAAGAAATTCTCCGAAGCAGTAGAACATATTTCTAATCAGATTACGGACTATATATCTTCTGCTTTCAAAACTGTACTTCTCAAGAGACAGGTTAAAGCAGTTGAAAAGCAACTCAAGGCGAATGAACAGGGATATACTGCTTATATGAACAAAGCTAATTCTATTGACATTAGTGACGACTATAAGAATAAGGTAATCAATGGTACATTCTCAATTGAGGAAATTGACACATCTTCTGACTCTGGTAAACAGTTAGCAAAAGATATTAAAAGTTTTCAAACTTATTATAACTCTGCGCAAGATTGTAAAGATACAGTTCAGGAGTTAAACAACAAACTTCTGGAATTATATGAAACAATCGTAAATATGCCTACGGAAAAGGCAGAGAAAAAGATTGATAGATTGAAGACTAAACTTGAATCTCTCAATGCTGTTTCTGATACTGTTTCTCTGGGTGGATCTGCAATCAAAGCAATGCAGAATCAGATTAAGGTTGACATTCCTGGTCTTGGTAATGCACAGAAGAAGCTTGATAAGGCTGAAACTGCTAGAAATGCAACTAAGAAAACTCGTGCTAAAGCAAGTAAGACTTTAAAATCTGCTACGGTTGATGCAGAGTCTACAGGAAATACACTTATCAAGACAAGTGAGAAACAGACAAAATCCATAGGCAAGAAACTGAAAAATGCCGCAAAGTCTAGTGCAAATAAGGCTACTTATAATGCAATTGCACAGGCAGTTCGTGAAGGTAAAGCAGTTAATACAAAGGGACTGAAAGGTTCTGCACTGAAATATGCGAAATCATATAACAGTTCTTTAAAACAAGGTAATACTATTGCTTCCAAGGTTAAGGCAGGTAAAACTGTTAAGACTTCTGAAATGTCAAATATATTGAAGTCTACGGCACAGGCATATAACACTGATGCAAAAGAGAAAGCTTCTGCACAGAAAGTATATGACAACGCTAAGAAAGCAGACGAAAAAGCCTTGAATGATCTGACAAAGGCTCAGAAAAATAAAGATAAGTTATATTCAGGTTCTACTAAGGAACAACAGATTCTTGCGACAACAAAAGGTAAGAAATCATATGTATACCAGAATATGCTTCTTACACAGGAAACTAAGAATCTCAAGGAACAGAACAAACATCGTCAGAAAGCTTTAAAAGAGACTCGTGATAGCTACATGAAAGCAAAAAGCAAGTATGATACTGCTGATGCTGATAAAACGAAATCTCAGAATAAAATTCTGAACAATAAATCTGCTATGTCTAAGTTGAATAAAACTCAACAAAAGGCATTAAAGGCAGGTAAAACAGTAAGTACAAAAGGTATCACTGATCCAAAAGTACTGAAATGGATTCAAGACTATAATGAAAAAGTCAAGAAATCTGCTGATTTAAGCAAGAAACTTCGGATTGAACAGGAAGCTTTGGATAAAGCAACAAGCGAAGCAGCACAATCTCAGGCAGAATACGCACAGTCTATCGTAGAGAATGCAAAAAAGAAACTTGAGAATATTGCAAACTATTATGATTCCTTTACTTCTCAATGGGAAAACAGGAACTCTATGTATGAAGCATACATGGATAGGATGCAGACACAGGGTTACAATCTGAGTACGAAATTCTACGAAGCAGAGATTGGACAGCAACAGAAAATTGTTGACAATCTGTCTCAAAAGTATATCGCAATGAAACGTAATTTTGCACAGGCAGTACAGGATGGTACGATTGTAGAAGGTACGGAAGAATACTATGAGATGCAGAATGAGATTGACCAAGTTGCGCTTAGTCTTAAAGAAGCACAAAACAAAGTGGTTGAGTTCCAAGCATCGATTCGTGACCTTAAATGGGAGCAGTTTGACCAGTTGCAGGATGCAATCGGTCGTATTACCAGTGAGTCAGATTTCCTTATTGACCTTATGAGCCATAAGGATATGTATGACAAAGATGGCAATATGACAGAACAAGGTCTTGCTACTATGGGATTGCATGGTGTCAACTATAATACTTATATGGCGCAAGCAGATAAATATAAGGAAGAAATGTTGAAAATCAGCGAGGAACTTGCGAATGATCCTAACAATCAGAAACTTATTGACCGTAAAAATGAATTGATTGACGCACAGCAACAAGCCATCTTATCTGCCGAGGATGAAAAAGATTCTATCAAGGATTTGATTCAGGACGGTATTGATAAACAGTTGGATGCTCTGGATGACTTGATTGACAAATATCTTGATTGCCTTGACAGTGAAAAATCTTTATATGAGTACAGAAAAAAGATTGGTGAACAATCTGAAAAGATTGCTTCTCTACAGAAACAGTTATCTTCTCTGCAAGGTGATAATTCAGAAGAGAATAAAGCAAAGTTGCAGAAACTCAAAGAGGATTTAAAATCTGCACAGGATGATATGGAAGAAACTCAATATGACAAATATATTTCTGACCAGAAGAAACTTCTTGATGAACTCAAGCAGGACTACAAGAAAGCTCTTGATGACAGAATGGATAATGTTGACGTACTGATTTCTGATGCTATCGCAAGTATCAATAGTAATTCATCTAATATTTCTCAGACATTACAGACAGAATCTAAGAATGTTGGATATACATTATCTGGTGAGATGCAGACCATCTGGACAAGCCAGAGTGGTATTATCTCTCAGTACGGTGATGACTTCTCTAGTAAATTAACAGGTGTTAATTCTGCTATTGAAAATGTCTATAATCGACAGAAAGATATGATTGACGCTATTAATGCTATGGCTGAAAAATGGATTGCTAAAGCAGATCAGATGTTACAGCAACCTACTAAAACAGAAGGAGTTCTTGAAGAAGTAGAGCAAAAACCAGATAAAGATAATGTTGCAGAAGGAAATCCTACACCAGATCCACCAAAAGTCAGTGATAAGGATTCTATTAAGGACGCTGTGTTGGTTGATCCTGATGAACCAAAGAAGAAGCCAAATAAAACCAATGAAACAAAGACAGGTAACGGCAAAGCCGAAGTAGGCGATAAAGTTACTTTCTCTTCTGGCAGATATTACGAAGCATCTGATGGTTCTGGTGCGTCTGGTAATATGTATCTTGGCAAGAAAGTTAAGATTACACGAATCAATAAGGGTTCTAAATATCCATATGCTATTGATGCTACGGATGGTACTGAACTTGGTTGGGTAAAACTCAATCAGTTGAAAGGCTATGCTTCTGGTATCATGAGGGTTCCGAATGACCAGTTAGCTTGGACACAGGAACAAGATGAAGAAGCTATTGTCAGAAATGATGGTAGTATTCTGACTCCATTAAGTAGAGATGTGTCTGTACTTAATGCAGATATGACTAAGAACTTATGGGACTTCATGGGTAATCCTGGTTCATTCTTGAGTGATTATAGTGATGGCGAGAAGTTTGGTGTGAAGAATGTTGATAATTCAAGTAGTGTTGATGTTGGTGGTGTTACAATTCAATGTAATATGCCTAATGTACAAAATGCAAATGATTTATTACATGAACTCACAACAAATAAGGATATTGAGAAAGCTATTTGTGCAATGACCATAGGCAGAGCTATGAGCGGAAGCTCTTTAGCCAAATACAAATATAAGAAATAAATTTTAGGGAACTACTCTTTCATCGGAGTAGTTCTCATTTAAAACTTTGGAAGGTTAAGGCTAAATAAATTAAATATTCAACGCATTAACGATCGCTATCTGAGCTATGGCGGTCGTTTTTGCATTTCTTATCAAGAATACGAACTATGTAAGTACCAAGAATTATTAACAGTTTCGTAAACTATAGTAAAAATAACAAATGATACTGTCTTGCAATATATTATATAAAAATGAATATATTTGTGCAAATTATAATTCAACAAATTTTACAATTAAGATACTACCTATGATTGGTAGTATCTTTTCATATAGAAAGAGGTAATTAAATGTCAGATAAAACTGTACAAGATTTACTTGATAAAAGTATAAAACAAGATGTTGCAAAACAACAACAAAATAAGATTCAAAAATTGCAGGAAAAAGTAAAAGATATAGAGCAGAATGAATCTGTTCAAATATCTGATATGGATAAAAAATATCTTAAAGATTTGAAACATCAGTGGAATGAACTTTTTATTGAAACTGTAAAAGTTAAAACACAGTATGAGTTACTTATTCAAGATGTAAAACTGATGAAAGAAATTACACTTGCAATTAATAAAGGTGACACATGGAAATATAAACTTGCCAGATGGCTTGTAAGATAAATAAAAAATAAATAGTAAAGGTGGTGAAGTATGAAAGCATTAGATTTTGAGTATGATGGAACTTTAGCTTCAAGCAAAGGAATTATAGTTTGTTCATTTGATTCAGGCGATGATGAAACTATAGATTATGGTTCTAAAATAAATTTTGATGTAACATCCATAAGAAATGGAAAAGAATTTGAATTAGTCAATTCTGGATATGATGAAGCAGGTGAATTTACTTTTCAAATTTGTAAAGATCCTTATATGCAATTAAATCGAGGGAATAAATATTTCACTACTGATGAACAACGCTTTGTATATAGATGGCTAAATAGAAATGATGGCTTTCACATTTTAAAAATAATTACATCTGAAAATCAAACAATGTTATTTAAAGGAAGTTTCAATATTGAAACAATTGAATTTTGTGGAAAAGTGATTGGATTTGAACTGACATTTACTATGGGTAAACCATTTGCAACACAGGATTGTAAAACAATCACGCATACATTTAAGGCAAATGAACAATTCACTATCATAGATGAATCAGATGATATAGGCTATATTTATCCTGATATACAAATTAAATGCCTTTCAAGTGGGGATTTAAAAATTACAAATTCTATCGAAAACCGTACAACGACAATTAAGAATTGTTCTACAAATGAAGTTATTTCTGTTGATGAGAATTTAAACATATCTACTTCTCTCTCATCTCATAAATTATACAATGATTTTAATTTTGTATTCTTTAGAATTGCAAACTCTTATACAAATAATAAAAATTTCATTTCTGTAAATATCCCATGTGAAATTACAATTAAATACTATCCTGTTGCGAAAGGAGTTGGACTTTAAGAATGAATATACATAAATTAAGAATGGACACCTCTGGCAACGTAGAGGATATTAGTTTTGTTCTCGCTAAGAAAAATGGAGATAAACTTGGGAACATTACAAATGTAGATAACATTGTCACAAAACATTCCATGAAAGAAGCATCCGAATTTATATTTGCTGCACACAAAAAAATAGGTAACAGCATTATTAAATGTTGGAATGACATTAAAGATTTTAAATTAGTTTGGATTCCTGAGTGGGATATGTGGTATGAAATTACTGTAGAAGTAAATGAGAAAGATGAAAATATCAAGAATGTTTCTGGTAAGACTTTAGGTGAAGCCGAATTATCTCAAATTATGTTATATGGAATTGAGATTAATACTGAAACAGATATCGCTAGAGAAGACTATAAAATACCCACAACATTTTATAATCCAGATCATCCAGAAGCTTCATTGATGGATAGATTACTCACAGATAAAGCACCACATTATAGAGTTAAACACATTGATAAAAGTTTGATGAACTTACAGAGAACTTTCACATTTGATGATACATCAATTTATGATGCACTTCAAGAAGTTTCAGAAGAACTTGATTGTTTATTTATCTTTGGATGTGGTTCTGATGAAAATGGAAAACCAGAAAGAACAATTTCTGTATATGATTTGGAAGCAAATTGTGTAGATTGTGGGAATAGAGATACATTTGTTCATAAATGTCCTAAATGTGGAAGCACAAATATCATATTAGGATATGGAGAATATACAAATGTATTCATTTCAAGGGATAATCTTGCCGATGAGATTACATATTCTGTTGATACTGATTCTGTAAAGAACTGCATGAAACTTGAAGCAGGTGATGATTTAATGACTGCTGCTATTCGATCATGCAATCCTAATGGAACAGATTATATCTACTACTTCCCAGATGAAACAAGAGAAGAAATGTCGCCAGAATTACAAGAAAAATTAAAGTCTTATGATACCTTATATGAAAAGTATCAATCTGATTATAATTTTACTATAAATGATTCTTTTGTGACAAATTATAATGCACTTGTAAATAAATATAAAACTTATGAAGAAAATTTAAAAGATACAGAGATTAAGAATCCTATTGTTGGATATCCAAAGTTGATGCGTATTTATTTTGATACAATTGATATGGTACAACTTTTAAGAAATAAGTTAATGCCACCAGTCGATAAACCAGATAATAACGCAAAATCACAAGGCGAATATTTGATGTCTAATCTCCCATCTTCTGCTTCTACTACTTCTCTTAAAAATCTTTCTGTGTCTACTGCTGATAATATTATGGTTATGTTGGCACAATCTATTGTCAAAGGTGTTTTCAAAGTTACAGTTACAAATACTACATTGTCTAATAATGTATGGAAGGGTAAGTTTAACTTAGAGAATTATGCCGATAAAGATGATAAATTTACTTCTCAATTTGTATCAATCAACATCAATGAAAACTATGAGTCATATGTAAAACAACGTATAGATTCTATTCTTGCTCGTTCAGATGAAAATTACTATGATATCGTAGGATTATTCAAACAAGATATGACTGTGTTTAAATCACAGTTGAAAAAGTATTGTTTAAATACATTACAAATATTCCAAAAGTGCTGTCAGTCTTGTATTGATATGATGGTACAACAAGGAATTTCTTCAAACAGTACTTCAAGTATATATGGAATCAATACAAAAGTTCTCTATGAGAATGTATATATTCCTTATTATAATAAGATGAATGCAATTCAAGATGAGATTAAAGTGCGTGAAGATGAATTGTATACTGTCGAAGGAAAATATAATAATCAAAATCAACTCGTACAAGATGGTATTCAGATTGAAATTGAAAGAATTATCACAGAAGTACAAGATGCACTGAATTTTAAAAATTACATTGGGATTGATTTATATAAAGAATTTAGTTCATTTATTCGTATGGATAAGTTTTCTAATGATAATTATATTTCTGATGGACTCAATAATACAGACTTAATGAAAAATGCAATTGAGTTTATTACAGTTGCTACAAAAGAATTATTTAAGTCTGCTTCTCTCCAACATTCTATTACAGGAACAATTAAGAATTTCTTACGAATGAAAGAATTTGAGCCTGTGACAAATAACTTTAAAAATGGTAACTGGATTTGTGTTGGAATTGACGATAAAGTATATCAATTAAGAATTATTGAGTATGAAATTGATTTCTCTGATACGCAAAATATTAGTGTAACATTTTCTGATGTTGTTTCTGCACCAGATGGAATGACTGATTTGGAAAGCATTCTATCAAATTCTTCTAAGATGGCTACTTCTTACAATGGCGTAACTAGACAGTCTACTATCAACACTAATTTTAAGAATAAAATGAACGAAATGATTGCTAAAGGTTTAAGTATGACAAATACAAAAATCGTTAGTAATGCAGATAACCAGGATATTACATGGGATGAGCATGGATTATTATGTCGTGAGTATGATGATATTATTTCCGATTATACAGATTCACAGTTAAAAATTATCAATCATGGCATTTATATTACTGATGATAACTGGAAAACTGCAAGAGCTGGTATTGGTAATTTTATTTATTACGATCCAAAAGATAAGACATATAAGGAGTCTTATGGTGTTATCGCTGATACTCTTGTGAGTAATTTAATCCTTACAAGTGAAGTAGGTATTTACAATGAGGAGAAATCTATTGAAATGGCTAAAGATGGAATCATTGTAACTACCAATACTATGAACAAAAATGTATTTACAATTCGTAAGGAAATTACAGATGATGAAGGTAACATAACTTATGAAAGACAGTTATATATTGATGATAATGGAAATATCAGATTAGCAGGAAACGCTTCTATCGCATGGGATAGTATCACAGGAACAGAAAATGTTGTTGTGAAAGATACTCTAAATGAGTTTATGGCTACTGTCAAAGAACAGATTGATGGTAAGATTGACACATTCAGACAGAGTGATGATCCATCTGTAAATTGGACTGACGAAGAAAAGAAATCACATGAAAATGATTTGTGGTATGATACTACAAATAATATCGTAAAAATGTGGAATGGTTCTACATGGGATGATTTCACAGGTGATGTGCCAGAATCAGTTTGGAATGAGATTAATGGTAAGGCACAGATATTTACTGATACTCCAAAAACACCTTATAATAAAGGGGATTTATGGTTTGTTGGTGAAAATGGTATATATATTGATGCAGAACACCCAAATGAATATAAGAATGAAATCCTTACTTGTATAAATCCTAAAGCTGATGGAACTTCATTTAGTATTGATGATTGGCAAAAGAAAAATAGCTATACAGACAATTCAGCGTTAAATGAATTTAAGAATAATGTAGGCTATACTCAAATTAACAGTGAATGGGTAATTTCGCCAAATATCAAAGGTGGACATTTAATGATTACTCAGAATGGAAGTCAATATTCTGCTGAGATTACACCAGACGGTAAGCTAAAAGCTACAGGTGCGGAAATTACAGGTGCAATTACTGCTACTTCTGGTATTTTTACTAACGTAGATATTCAGAGTGGTAAAATTGGTGGATTTACGCTTGCAAATAATATATTGTCAAGTAGTTTTGCAACAATCAGCCCATTATCTTTATCATATGGAAGCAATTTTTCTGTTGATTCAAGTGGAAAGTTAAGTGCGAATGGTGCAACTATTACAGGTGATATTAATGCTACTTCAATTTATGCAAAAGACAGCTATAAGATATATGCGAGTGGATTAGGAAAATCTATAAAAGCCATATGGTGTGGTGATAATTGGGAGCCAAACGATGGATATGTAGATTTATACATTGGAAATGATTCTAAATCTTGGGCAGCGTTTATAGATAAAACGTCTAGTGATTCTAAATTTTCTCGAAGAGCCATTGTGGCTTCACAGTATTTTAACACAGGCAACCGACAAAATAACTATTCTTCTGTGAATTGTGTCACCGATCAAGACACGACATATGTCGAACTTACAACTATAAGTAAAGATACACCTGCTTCCGTAAGACTACAAATTGCTAATGATAGCGGATTATGTTTTATTCCAGGAGATGTAAATGATAGTGCATTGACTTACGATGAAACAATTAAACTTGGAACAAAAAGTCATAAATGGATGCAAGTTTGGACTAAAAATCTGTATGCAAACGGTGATATAGTTAGATTCTCTGGAATACCCGCGAAATCTTCAAATAGATATCTTGTTATTGATAACAACGGAAATGTTGGGTACAGAGATGGCAATAATACCGAAGGTGGCAATGCATCTAGTTATGGTTCTCTCACTAACAAACCACAAATTAATGGACACACTTTAGTAAGTGGAAATAATACATTATCTGATTTAGGGATTGCTGCACGATCACATTCTCATTCTAAGTTAAATAATAGTTCTCCTGTAGATTATAAAGGATTTGGTCATTGTCATACCGTAATTATGAATAGTAATCATAATATGTGGATTGCAATTAATAACGATGGTACACCCGCATTGACTCCATATAAATTAAAAACATCAACTAATTATACAGATGTTGATACATATTCATTAGAAAAAGGTGGCACTTGTAACCTCGGAAGCACAGATGCCCCTTGGAATGCGGTATATGCTAAAAATTACTATGATGAATATGGAAATAAGATTTCTACAGGTGGTGGTTCAATTAGTCTTAAAATTGATGGAGTTACACGTAGTTCTGGATTTACGAATTATAACCTTGCAACGCAAGACTGGGTGACTGGTAAAGGATATTTAACTCAGCATCAATCTCTTTCTGGATATGCTACTACAAGTTGGGTTAAAGGGGCATTTGGTGATACATTAAGTATTTCAGGAAGTACATTATATTTAAAAAATTATAACGGTTCTCAATTAAGCTCAGTTACTTTACCAACAAGTTCTGGTGGTGGGAATTATGCTCCCTTAAATCATACACATGATCATTTAACAGGATCATTTGATGTTACAGTTGGTTCATCAACAATGTATCCAGATGGTGATGGTTCATATTCATGCGGTAGTAGTGGACATAGATGGAAATATGTTTATGCGTCTAACGGTATAAATACTGGTTCTGATGAGTATATAAAAGAAAATATCAAAAGCATTACTAATTTTCCATCTATTGATAAATTTTATATGTCATTAAATCCAATTCAATATAAATTCAAACAACGTCCAAACGATGATGAAATATCTAAAATACATTTTGGATTTGGAGCAAGGGAAACAGAAAGACATCTAAAGGAAAATAATTTTGAATCAGAAAATTATAGTATAGTTACAAAATCTATTTTAGATAAGCCTAATTTTGTTGGACGTACTGATGAATATTCAATGAATTATCTTGAGTTCATCTCTCTCAACACTCATATGACTCAAAAAGCCCATCACCGTATTGATTCTCTCACACAAGAAAATCAAAAACTCAAAAACACTATTCTCTCATTACAAGGAGAAATTGCAATTATAAAACAAAAATTGGAGGAATTAGCATGATTAAAATTAATACAACAACTAACATAAGTGCAAATATTTATGTTGGAGAAGCAGAAAATCAGAAGAATGTCGCTTATGCAAACGCATCTGTAAGTAAAAATGGTGACGTTTCTATTAATAAATCTATTCAAGATGGTGAAGCATTCAAAGCTAATAAAGAATCAGTTCTGAAAGATTTCACAGAGTTTGAAACCTATGTATATAGCTTAGTAGATACTGCTAAATAAGATACAATCGCATAAACTCTTAAACAGACTATGGATTAATTTCTGTAGTCTGTTTTATTTTGTACAAAATTAAGGAGAAGAATTATATGAAATATAGAAATATCGAAATCATTAATGTAATTAACTTTTTAAATAAATTTGGTGATATGAAATTACCTGTAAAAATTAGTTTCGCTATCATTAAAAATCAGAATTATTTCAATAAAGAATATAAGGATTATACCGATGTTCTGCAAAAAACATATGAATCTTATTCAGACCACTTTAAGAAAGATAAAGAGGGACAAGTTATTGTAAATAAATCTGGTATTCCTGAACTTGATGATAAAGATGTTGCCAATAAGATGTATGAGGAAATCAATGACTTACTCTCTCTTGAGGTTGAAGTAGGAAGATTTTACATTGATGAGTCTACATTTGACTATGATGATTCAAAATATGATGTATTAACTCCAAAGGATATGTTTGCCTTAATGGACTTCTTATGTCGTAAAGATGAGGATAAAACAGAATGACAGAACAAGAATATAAACAGAAAGAAGCAAAAATAAAAGAACGTAATAAAAATATTACGATGAAACGGAAACTTCATCGGATGAAAAAGAGTAGATTTCCAAAGCTCAAGAAACCAAGCACAAGTAAAATTGTGCTTTTTATTGTATTCATAATTTGTATTCAGATACTTTGTTTTAGTGAATATATGGCTATTACTACAAGTGATACAAGTTATATGTACGCATTAATTGGTGTTCCTTGCACACTAATTCCTACGATCATTGCGTATTATGCAAAAGCTAGCAAGGAGAACATGGCAGGAGGTATTACATATGATATGGCTATGTCACAACAAGCAGACTACTCTTCCACCGTTGATGAACAAACTGACACTGACAGTGATAGTGCTGTTGGATAATAAATAACACAAGGAGGATGCATATGGATATTTTAAATGGTATCAAAAACTTCTTATCTTTAATCAATGATAATTGGACTACTATCTTAGTTATCGTTGGTTTGGCTTTAGCTTTATGGAAGAAAATTGAATCATATTCAAAACTCTCCACAAACAAGAAAATTGAAATTGCTAAGAAACAGATTTCCGAAAATATCTTAAAACTGATTACTCAAGCAGAGAAAGATTATGCTGAATGGGAAAAGGCAGGAAGTATCAAGCGTAGTGAAGTAATCAGTGAGATTTATAAGGAATATCCTATTCTTGCAAAAGTTGTAAATCAAGAGGAACTTGTTAAATGGATTGATGAACAGATTGATAACGCACTCCCAACATTGAGGGATATTATTAAACAAAATGAAAAAGATATATCAGATACAGGAAAGTAATGAGGTAAATAATCATGGACAAAAATATGGCAAATCGTATGTGTTGCGATTTAGACATCCGAGATTATTATACAAAAGCTCCTGTAATGCGTGTTGATTATTGTAATACAAATACATATGGATTTACTTCTGATTCAGTATGGGCAAAAAGAAATGGTGTAAAATATATAAGGTTTGATGCACCTCTTGAAGGTAATCTTGATATTACATTTCAAGTCCATCCATTTCAAGTATATTCTTTATTAAATGGTGGCGAAATTCTATCCGATGCAGTTATTTCAAGGCATGAAAATATTGTAGCTTCGCAAGATGGGAAAATTATATTAAAGCACTCTCCTATTATGGGGAGTGTTTTTGTGTATACAGATAATGATTTTACAGGACAAGAAGTTCAAGGCTCTGTGTCAGATGATGTCTTTACTGCTAATACTACTTCGGATATTAAAACAGGTAAAACCTATTATGTCGGATATCTTGAAAACAAAACAAACGGTGTAAAACGTATAGCATTTAATAATCGTAATTACTCTTCTGCTTATTTTATTCAAATGATAACCACTAATAAAAACGAAGATGGTGATGATGTTGGTATGCGATTAACTGTATACAAATGTTATCCAAAACGTGAATTAGAATTGAATTTTTCGTCAGAGGATTCTCCTGTGGAAATCACAATGTCTTTTGAATGTATTCAAGATGAAGATGGAAATGTTATGGATATCATTGAATTAGAGGAAGAAGAACTTCCAGATGTTGAAGATATTTGGATTAATTTCGCAACAGGCACATTGGAAACATATAGCCCATTGTATTACATACAAAACGGATATTTATTACAAAACGAAGTAAAGGAGGATGGATATTAATGGCTACAAAAAATCTCGGAAAAGTTTTTATGACTCCAAAAGGTCAATGGGATAAAACTTTGAGTTATACAAAATTAGATATTGTAACAAATAAAATTGGGAAAATCAGTAGTGGATATATTGCTACTACTGACATTCCAAAAAATACAGCAATTAGTGATGCTAAGTGGTTAAAATTATTTGATCTTGTTGATGGTGATGTTACAGATGAATATAAAGCCTTGCAAAAGGATGTAACTAACAAGGCTACAACAGTTGATACAAACAAGAAAGCTGTAGATACGATTTATACTGCTATTCAAAAGTTATATGATGTGGAGATTTCTACTACTGCTCCGACTAATGAACGTACAGGACTGTGGGTAAATCCTGATGATGAACAATCAGTAAATATTCCAGAGTTAAAGGATAATGTGGTTAATACTACAGACACATGGAGTTCCCAAAAGATCTATGACGAGTTACAAGCTATTTCAAAATATATTCCAACAGAGGATGAAGAAAAAGCATATGTATTTGGAGGTGATAAATAATGGCAGATGTTAAAACTAAAAAGAAATTTGCGAGTCTTGAGACTGCCAAGAAAATTAATAATGATGTTGCTTCGTTAAAGGAAGATATAGGTTATGTAACAGAAACAATATATGGTGACAATTTTTTAAAGACGCTTGAGACTGTCAAAACCGAATTGTATTATGAAAAGAATGCTTGGTTCATCCCACTTAATTTATATAGCAAACGTGACACAATGTTGTTTTATTTTCCGACACTATCAGATGGCTCGTATCAAACCTATTTATGTGACGAAAGCAAGGTTGCTGTACAGGGTATTACTGTTGTGGTTAAGAATCATTATTCTACAGTTGAATATCCTGATTTTGGGGTAAAATATGCATATCTTCGTATGTATACGGAAAAATCGACGGATGTATGTTATATAAAAAAAATGAGTTTAACAATATTAAGTGCTATTGATGGGTTTACACAAAAAAATATACATTCAATGCTTGTTGACAATACCGGGAATACAGACGTGTCTAGGGATGTGCAAATGCTTATAAATAAATTGGAAGCGGACGATGTTGAGATTTATTTCCCAAAAGGAAAGTATCTCTTTTCTAATACTATCAATCATAAAAAAGGAAATGTGACTTTTAGATGTGCAGATGGTGTAGAAATGATTATTAATTCCAGTCCGGTTTATACAACATTTAACATATCCGGGGCGGATATTCCACCTTATTCTTTAGGTACATTCAAAATAATCGGCGGTCATTGGACAACTACAAGACATTTTGATGTTTCCGGAAACAGTATAAGCACAGGTTTTCAATTAACAAAAATGGGTGGCGTGACTATTATAAATGCTACTTTTGACGAATTAATGCAGAGTAATCACCTATTTGATATATCAGGAACAAAAAATATATTAATACAAGGATGTACATTCAGAGGTACATTTTTTAATCCATCACAAAAACCGAATAGGGACGGAAACTTTGAAATGATACAAATAGACCTAGCAAGTGGAATTAATTTATCTATTTGCACCGAAAACGGGCATAACGAGTGTACAAAAAATGTTGTTATAAAAGATTGCGTGTTTGAATCAAGTGGCAAAGATAATTGTTATTTATACAGACCAGTAGGAATACATTTTGGTGGAACTTTGATTAATAATGTGGTTGACTGGTACGATAATATAAAAATCGAAAACAACATTTTCCACAATGTTTTAGGACGGGCGATAGAAGTTTCTTGTGCAAGAAATGTATCAGTAAAGGGGAATATTTTCAAACAGGAGACGGAAATAATTGATGGAATAATAAAATGTGGAAGTGTAAGATGGGGTAATACTGCTACCTGGGCAACGTTTAACGGTATTTCTGATAAACAACGATATAATTGTATGAATATCAGTATTCTCGATAATATGCTTAGTTGTAGTGTAGATTCTGATGAAATGTTTATAGATGCGTTCCCAGTATTAGATACATCTAGTATGTATATTAATTCGTCTGGTAGTCCTTTAACAAAAATGGCAAAGAATGTAACTATCAAAGGCAATACTGGTGATTTGAATATAAGAGCCAATAATATCTATATGTTGGACATCAATAATAATGATGTTCCAAATGTGTATGTTGACAACAACAGTTAATTAACAAAACGGGCAGAAGAAAGTTCTCCTGCCCTACTCTCTTACTTACCCAAGTCTAACAACCTATGCAAATATGAGTCTGTTTGCAACGCATCAGGACTCTCATTGTCATTAACAACTACAAGTTTATTTGTTTCATTTTCAATGATTTGCCTGATGTAATCAAACACATGCAACGTATGGATGAAACTTTGCATTTGTTCATATGTAATCATGTGGGCTTCATCTGTCATCTCGAATATAAGAATCTTTAGACCTTTTCGATGTTTATACATTTTGATGAACTCATTAATCTTTTGTTCATCAGATGTATTTAACTCGTCTACCACATAACTTTCGATGTGATCAATCCTTATACAGAGTAACTTAATGTAATCTTTAATCTCATATAATGCCATATTTACCACCTCCTTTCTGGATAGGGAAATTATACCTAATTGAAAGGCACATTTCATTGTAAAAAATTTGGTAAATATGGAAATGTTTGGATGCTATTTTAGCATCTATTTTTAATTTTACAATTAAAATATTGAAAATTTTTAACCACCACAATTTAGGAGGTATTTATACAATGATAAAAATGAATTTAGGATCAGCTAAAATTCGTGATCCAAAAACAAAACAATTTAATCCAATTGCAGGATTAATTGGAGAATCCGCTTATCAGACTGCCGTTAGATTAGGAACTTTTAGCGGAACTGAAAAAGAATGGAATGATTATATCAAAACAGAGCGTGAAAAAGCTCTTGAAGATATTCGTAAAGCAGGTGAGGAGTTATCCACTTATATCTCTGTGCAAACTTTTGTTGATGTTAAGCAGAAAACACCACATATTGATACAGTAAAAAATTATTATAATTTACAGCGTACAGGTAAAGTTTACCAAACAAAAATTTGGAAATTCGCAACTAATCCTACTTCTACAGGTGAAAAACTGTTAGACAATGCAGGACTTGAATTTGTTCCATCTACTGATACTACAGAGGGTAAGGATGATTATCTGAACGGTAATCATCCTATGTTTGAGTGGGTGCATTGTAATTACAAGCGTAATGATGATGGCACTGCTTATCCTGTCGCTACAGAGTATGATAGCAACTATGCTACTACAGGCACAGTCGATGTAGGTGCTATGCAGATGAGCTTCTACTGGAACTGGGATGCTTCTAATCCAGAGTATGATCTTGTTACTATTTCTGATATGCCAAATGAAAAGTATGGATTAAAACCTTGGACAGAATCTAAACGTGCTGATGGTACTGTTCTTCCTTGGTGTATCGGTTCTGCTTATGTATCAGGTATTGCGAGTGATGGACTACTGAGAAGTCAGCCTGAATTAAAGCCTGAAAGAAATCAGAGTCATAACAATATGATTACTAATTATCAGAAAAAAGGTAAAGGATATTGGGGAGCTGGTGCAGAAAGAAATACATTCCAGATTCTTTTTAACATTATCAAGGGTGCGACAAAGAATAGTCAAAGTTTATTCCAGGGATGTACAAATTATAGCTTTCAGTATTCTGCTTCTATTCAGTCTACGGATACACATACATATTTCCCTGTTACAAACGATCAGGCAAAAAATATTCTTGTTGGTTCTTATGTATCAGTTGGTTATGGACAACTTAATGATACTAAGAACGGCGTAAATAATGACCGTGGAGTAGCGAATATTCATAAATACGCAGATGATGTAAAAGTGTTGCGTATAGAAACACTTGATGAGAATAATAAAGCTGTATATCTTGATATTAAAACAGGATTTAATACCACTTCTATTAAATTATCTGATACCGTGAATGCTCCTATTACAATCAGTTCTATGTATTGGTGGTCAGGAACTACTGATACTGTTATTGGTCGTCATGATGGTTCTTATGTTTCTAACACTGACGGAAAACATGCATATAGAGTACAGGGACGTGAGTATGCTGTAGGCTCTTATATAGTTGCATCTGATACAGTTATGGACTTCCAGAGCGATTATAGCAAGAAAGTATATATTGCTCCAAAAGGTCTTGCTCATAGTTCTTCTGATGCAACAATTAGAAGTAAATATACATGTATTGGTACAATTCCTGCTAATCCAGATGGAAAAGGATCCGATTATTGGATTGGAGATATTTCAGTTGATGTTAATACTGGTGGATGGTTCCCATCCGCAAAAGGTTCTTCAAATTCTCAAGGCTGGGCTGATATGTTATACGCAGGTGGTACAAGCACTTCTGGCACTCGTGAATACCTGATGGGCGGTTCTCTCTGGAATGGCTTGGGTTCTGGTTCTGCATACCTCAATGCCGGGTGGTCTTTGTCGAATGCCTGGTGGGCTTGTCGTCGGCTGCGATTAAATATAGGTTGTCCAAGGGGTGAATTTTTGAACGAACTTGCGAAGCAAGTGAAGAGAAAAAAGAGGGGACTTCTCCCCTCTTAGTAAAAGAGAAAGAAGGTAACTACTTATCAAAGAAATATGGTCACAAGAACGAGTAAATATATTTAACGATTCTGTAGATAAAATGATTAATAGTTTGAATCCATATCAAGCAATCGCATTTACGGATGGAGCATATTCACAGAGCAAAAATAAAGGTGGATATGGTGTTGTTTTATTTACTCAAGGTAGTAAAGAAACTTACGACAAAGTGTTTCGTTGGAAAACACAATCTCATCAACAAATCATAAAGTTTCATAATGTTGGTGCTGAATGTGAAGCTGTAAAATTTATTGTTAAAAAGGCTATCGAAAAGAATCTTCAAAAAATCACTATATTTTATGATTACGAAGGAATACTAAAATGGATCACAAGGGAATGGAATGCAAATCAAGAATATACTAAAGATTATGTAAATACTATGTTGTTATACTCAAAACAAATTCAGATAGGATTTGTAAAAGTAAAATCTCATTGTGGAATAATATATAACGAATTAGCAGATGAGATTGCAACAAACGCATTATTAAAACCTTAAATAGAGAATTAATCAAGAGTGTGAAAGCACTCTTATTTTATTGCACAGATTTAGGAGGAAATCATTTGGAAGAATACAATGAAGAAAAATATATAGTTTATTGTCATACCAATAAAATCAACAATAAGAAATATATTGGTCAAACTTGCCGTAGTTTGGAAATTAGAAGTGGTAAGAACGGACATCAGTATCATGCATGTACGTATTTTTGGAATGCTATTCAAAAATATAGATGGGATAATTTTGAGCATGAGATTTTATTCGAAGATCTGTCTAAAGAAAGTGCTGATAGAATTGAAAAAATATTAATCCAAACTTTTAGAACACAAAATCCCGACTATGGATATAATATTCAGAATGGTGGTACATTTGGAAATACTGCTCCACCAGAAGATTTAACTGGTAAGCAATTTGGTAGACTAACTGTTATTGGTAGGGATTTTTCCAATGATAAGGAAGTTAGATGGTTATGTCAATGTAGTTGTGGTAATCCAGAATTAGTTAGTGTGAGCACACATACTTTAAACAGGGGTTATACACAATCTTGTGGTTGCTATAGAAAAGAAAAAGCAAAACAAGATAACACCATTCATGGAATGACTGGAACAAAAATTCATAATAAATGGCTATCTCTTATTGATAGAGAAAACGTTTGTGATGAATGGAAATATAACTTTATGAATTTCTATGATTGGTCTATGTCTCATGGATATAAAAATGATCTATTCTTATGCCGTGTAGATTTAGATAAAGGTTTCAACCCAGACAATTGCAAATGGATGACAAAGAAAGAGTATGTAAGAAAAAATCAATCAAAATTATATACATATAAAGGCAAGACTATGACTCTTCCAGAATGGTCTGAGTATTATGGAATTAACATTAGAACATTAAACAATAGAATTAATAAATATGGAATGTCAATAGAAGAAGCATTGACAAAACCAATAAAGAAAAAACATTATTATACATATAATAACGAAACTCATTCTCTTCCAGAATGGGCTAAATTATATAATTTGAAAACAAAAACTTTAGAAGGTAGATTGAATAGAGGTAAATCTATTGAAGAAGCTTTAAATATGTAAAATAAATATTAAAACGGTCTTACACTACGGGCGGTAATCTCAGGAATGGCTTGAATTCTGGTACTGCATACCTCAATGCCAGGAGGTCTTTGTCGAATGCCAGGTGGAATTACGTCGGCTGATATTATATTTAGTAATATATTTCTTTAGTAGTGTATTTCGTACTTGTAAAAAGTATTTAATCGAAAGATCAACGTAACCTGATGGTTAAAATTATTTTCATAAACCAACCTCGCTAACATAGGAGGAACTATATTCTAATATAGTTGGGCTTAGTATCTATTGAGAAAAGCCTTTTAAATATAATCGTGTATACGATATATGAATTGATAAAATATACTATCTAATATTTATTTTATATACAAAAAATAAAACAGGAGGTATTATGCACGAAGAAATACTGTAAAAATATCAACATTACAAATCGTGATTTAATTTCAAATGCAACATATCGTTGTCTAGCAGACAAATATGAACGTAACGATACACTTGAATTATTATCTGATATTTCTGGATTAAGAAAATGCCAAATATACAATATTTATTACCGTTACGGAATAAAAGCAATAAAACCATTTGTTGAAATTCTAATAACTGTAATCCATTCAGAACTTATCAGTAAATCTATATCATTTCCACCAATCTGGTACAAAGAAAAGATTGATCCTTCTTCTCATAAAATCCGTAATATAGGAATCCAACATGTAAAACAACAAATATATGATTACATTGCAATAGAAGGACTTAAACCATTATTCTGTCGTATAGGAGTACATCAATACGCATCTATAAGAGACAGAGGATGTTTAAAAGGTTCTCGCATGATACAGAGATGGATGCGAAATAAATCTCTTAAATATTTTGCCAAATTAGATATAAAGAAATGCTATCCATCTATTCCACAGGATAAATCAATTCAATTTCTTGAAAAACATATTAAGAATGATATGCTTATGTGGCTTATTAAAGAACTTGTCAATAGCTTTGAACAAGGCTTATCTATTGGTTCTTTTCTTTCTCAATATTTATGTAATCTGTATCTATCCCAAATATATCACTTTATAGGACATCTACACAAAGTAAGAAGGCATAAAGATGGAACTAAGTCTTCTATTCGTCTTGTATATCATAGATTGTTCTATATGGACGACATATTAATGATCGGTACATCAGCTAAAGACATGCATAAAGCAGTCAAGGAAGTTATTAAATATTGTAAATCTCTTGGTTTGAAAATAAAAGAATCATGGTTTGTGAAACAGATGCCTTTTGCCAATAAGAAATGTGACGGAGCATTTATAGATATGATGGGATTTAGAATCTATAGAACTCACATTACTGTCCGTAGGCGTGTATTCAAGAGGATTCGTAGAATAGCTATGCGATTATGGAAACGAATAAAAACACATCATAAGATTTTTGAATCACATGCAAGAAAAATAATCTCCTACTGGGGATTGTTAAAAAATAGTAACTCAACAAAAGTAATTCAAAAATATCACATTAAAGATATTATGAAAATTTGTAAAAAGGTGGTAAAAGAATATGACAAAATCTCGCTTTATGGAAAAGCAGCCTTCTGTTAAGGTTGTTGAAAAAGATAAGGTGTATGTGTACATCTGTCTAAATGAAAAGGAAGTTACAGAAGATCATATAAATAGTGAAGAATCTGCTGAACCTGTAACTATGTATGAATATGATTACAAAGAAATTATTGAAGATATTGGAGTTCTGGATGTTGATGATGTAAAAGCCAATCCAGATAAATATCTCAATTATGAAAAAGCAGTTGTAAAGACTGATAAGGAACGTATTGCCGAACTTGAAGCAATGAATGCAGAACTGTCTACTACTGTAGATAGTATCTTAACTGACGTATTGCCCACTCTTATGAGTGTGTAATTATATAACTCTATTAATAGAAAGGACATAGAAAGGAATGAAAGATATGACAACATTTATCGCACGTATGATTATGAAAGAAGCAGACAAAAGTATTGAAGCAGGTCAGAAGAAATACAGAGCGTATTTCGTGAAAACTAAACTGTATAAGAACTGGAAGGAAGATGTAGATACTATTCTCATCACAGATGGTTATGATGATGTGATTGTTGAGGCATGAATAAAAAGAATGTATAAACTTTTGTCGAAGAGGTGAGATACCTCTTATTTTTATGCTCAAATTTAAAGGGAGTCTTGTGTTATAGCAAGGCTCTCTATTTTTATGAAAATGAGGTGAATGAATGAAAAGAGAAACACCTTTATATTGTTGCTATTCTCTTGAACAGAGAAAGTTTTTAACCAAAAGAAATATTAAATATGAAGTTGTAGGATTGAATCCAAATAATCAGCAAATGTTCTGGGTTTATATCAGAAATAAGGAATTAAATGATGCTTTGAATTTATGGACTGCTAGAAAATAGTGGTTCTTTTTATGTTTAATTTTGAGGAGGAAATGGCATGTCTGAAATAGACCATAGAAAAAATAATAATTATTCTGTATATGTTCACATAAGTCCTAGTAATAAATATTATGTTGGTATTACAAAGCTTAAACCATCTCAGCGTTGGGGCAAAAATGGATGTGGTTATAAAAAGCAAGGGTTTTATAATGCTATTCAGAAATATGGTTGGGATAATTTTGAGCATGAAATTATTGCAGAACACCTTACTGAGGAAGAAGCCTGTAATATGGAAATTGCTTTAATAAAAGCATTAAATTCAGATGGAGAAAATGGGTATAATAATCATTGTGGTGGACATTATAAATATTTAGGTATTGAAGATTTAACAGGAAAGACTTTTGGTAATTTAAAAGTTAATAAAAAATTGTACATTAAAAGAAATACTAATGGCGATCCTATAACTTATTATGACTGTATTTGTTCTTGTGGGAATCACACAATTAAAAACAATAGCATTAAATATGGTTCAAACACAAGCTGGTGTTGTCCTGAGTGCCTAAAAAAGAATATCTATAATAAACATTGTAAAAATTATAAAAGTAAGAATCATATTGAAGAAAAAGATGATGTATTATTAATACATAATTCAACTTCTGATGACATTATAATATGCTCGAACCAATATAAAGATATTATAAATCAATATACTTTTAGAATTGAATATAAAAATGAACAACCAAGTCGTGTACGAGGATATAATACACATTTATATAATAAATCTGATTTAAATTTAGAGGATATACTATATAAATATAAACATTCATTTGATTATATTATTTTTAAAAATGATCATTTAGATTATAGAGAAGAAAATCTTTTCTTTGTAGACACATCTACTTTCACTTTCTATCATCATTTATTCAATAATCATAATAATCCTATGTATTTAATAAGAACATATAAACATAAAAATTGTATTAAATATTTTGTTGAGCCTAAGTTATTAAAGAAATTACCTTATGATTATAAAAGTTTCCGAAGTAACAATCTTCAAGATATTATTAGAGAACGAAATAAAATTTTAAATATGATTGCTAGTAACAATGAGGCACTGAAATATGTAGTGTCTCTTTTTTATACATCAAATTTACAAAAGGAGGTTGCATAATATGGCAACAAAATTACTAGATATTAGTTTCTGGCAGGATACTTTAGATTTTGCCAAAATCAAAAAAGCAGGATACGATAATATTATTCTTCGTGCAGGATATGGAACTACTATTGATTCCAAATTCAACGAGTATGCTAATGCTTGTAAAAAAAATAAAATCAACATTATTGGTGTGTATTGGTTTATATACGCTACAAATCTTACAGAGATAAAGGCAAACGCTAACAAATGTTTAGAAGTAATTAAAGCACATCAACCTAAGATTGTATTTGCAGATTTTGAATATGATACTATTACGAAGGCTGCTAAGAAAGGCGTAAAACTCGGTGCAAAAGAATGTGATAGTTTTACTATTAAATTTTGCGAAACGGTTAAAAAAGCAGGATATATTCCAGGATATTATGCTAATACAGATTATTACAACAACATGTATAGTTCCGCTGTAAAAAACAAAGGCTATGTATTCTGGTTAGCTCATTATAAATCTGATTATTCATATCATGAACCACCTATTAAATGTGATTTTTTCCAGTATACAGACAGAGGTACTGTACCTGGTCTAACAGGTAAAAAATTTGATACTAACGTCTGCTTCTCTAAGAAATATCTTAAAACTTCTAATACTTCTACAATAACTCCAACAACAAATAAACCACAAGGAAGTGATAATAATATGTCAAATAACATTATTCAAAACGTAATTAATGACGCAGTTTCATTCGCTGTAGGAATTGCAAATGACAACTCTCATGGTTATAGTCAAGCAGTAAGAAGCCTTTACAATATTACTAATCCTAAGTCATATGATTGTTCTTCTCTTTGCTGTACTGCTTACTATTATGCATTCTTAAAAAATGGATTAACAACACAGGCAAACTATCTTAAATCTCATTGTAGCTATACAGGAAATATGCTTAATATGCTCAATGTAGGTTTTGAAATTGTAGCTAGAAATCAGACTGCACACGCACAAATGCAGAAAGGTGACCTTGAATTAAATGTAACTCATCACGTTGCTATGGCAATTGATAGAGATAATATTGTACATGCAAGATCATCCGAAGGAACTACAAATACTATTGATGATTCTGGTAATGAGATTAGGACTCAAGGATGGTATTTGTACTCTCATGGATGGACGCACCGTCTAAGATTTACAGGTAAAGGACTTAATTTAAGCAATATCAAGCCATCACAAACAACCTATAACAAATGGGTAGGTGCAGCCACAAAAGATGACACAGATGTATTTGCAAATCCTACAGGAACATCAAAATTATCTACATACCCAAAGCTAAATAAAGGTAATTTAGTAGACGTAATTGGTGTATCTGGAACACGTTATCAAGTGAAAATTGCAGATAAATTTGTAGGTTATGTTGAGAAAACTAACATCAAAGATCCTAATGCAGTTGTTACAAAACCTAGTGCTTCTACAAGTAAACCTGCAAAAAAAGGATATAACAAGTCAGAAAAATGGAAAGGTGTTATTATCGCTAAATCTGGGTTAAAAGTTAGAAAAAGCCCAGGAACATCTAATGCAGATTTAGAGTGTTCCTTTAGTCCATTAAAATATAATACACCAGTTAGCGTATGTGATAGTACGACAGGTTCAGATGGTAATAAATGGTATTATATTTGTTATAAAGGTAAATATGGATTCTCTTCTGCTAAGTACATTAAGAAGAAATAATTTTAGCTTTTTGCGGAAAGGATTGAGGGGTATGAGATGATTAGTACATTAAATGAGATAAATTCACAAGGGATATTTACAATTATCCTCTGTATAGTATTAGTGCTTCTATTGATCGTAGAAGGCACTAAATTGTGGAAAGGAACGCTCGAATCACTTGACTTGAAGTCTGGTAAGGAATTAAGAGAAAACGCCGTAAATGAACGACTAGACACATTAGAAAGTGAATTAAAAAAAGTCAAGACAACATTTCTGGATAATCAAGAAATATATCATGGACAGAGTATTGAAATTCGTAATAATTTGCAAGCGAATCAAGAGAGTTTGAGCAATCAAATGACAGAACTAAAACAGCTATTTATTAATAAAGAAATTGATGATATGCGTTGGGAAATGTTAGATTTTGCAAGTGCGATTATGAATCATCGTAGATGTAGTAAAGAACAATACGATCATGTTATTGATATTTACGAAAAATATGAAGAAATTCTTAGACAAAATAAAATGGAGAATGGTCGGGTAACATCTTCTATGGAATTTGTAAATGATAAATATAAAAAATTAATGAGTGTTGGGTTTGACCACGATAAATTAGAAGAATAAATAGTTATAGGGTAATCAGATTAATTTCTGGTTACCCTATTTTTTACGTTTATGAATTGTAGATAAAATAATACCCCACGGTATGATTTCTCACACCATGAGGTATTATATATCGTTTGGACATTAATAGAACTCTTTATAGTTCTACTGCGACATCAATAATTGCGTCAGACCATTGATTCTTACGTAAGTATTTACCAATAGACTTTCTGTAATCTTGTGCCATTTTATAAGTAATAACGAAATTTAAGTTAATTATTTCGCCTTTGTTTCTGCGATAGCTGCCTGTGCTGCTATGGACAGAAGATAGGCTATCATCATTACTTAATATCTGAGCAGAATAATTATTTTTGCGTCCTTCTACTTGTGTGTCTAAATATATGTCTGAGTTCTTATCATAATCATTTCCTAAATTAATATACCATCTAAATTTATTGTTATCAAGAACAAGAACTTTTGAAATGAATTTATCAATGATATATTTTGGCAACTTAGGTTGTGAAAAATCTATAACCTCATTCATGGCTTGTTTTATAACTTCTATCTTCTTTTCAATTGATTCTGGTTCATCTGATTCAACTTCGTCAATTGTTAATTCAGAATTTAATATAGAAATCTGTTCATTGATCGTATTTTTTGATTCAGCAAACTCTTCTTTTGATATTTCACCATCTGCTCTCATTTCTATTAAGTTCTGTAATCGTTTTTGTAGTTTTTCTATTTTTAATTCTGTTTCCTTGATATTCTTTTTATTTGGTTTTACATCTTCTTCATAGTTTTCAGATATCATTTTTAATGCTAATATAACAGATTCACCTTTATTTTTCCAAATATGTTCTATAACCATTTTTGCCATCATATCAAGTTTCCAATCTGCAACCATTCTAATTCCGCAATATCCATCCGTATCTAATCCGTTTTTTTCACGAAATTGTTTACTTCCATAATTAAGCTGTCTTTGGCATTGATAACCATATACTGCTTCACCTGTCTTATTAGTTCTCCATTTGTTTCTTCTAAAAGAACTACCACAATTACATAGAAGTTTTTTACTCCAAAATTCTTTTACGTCTTTTTTACCAGATAATTTATCGCCTACAGATTTTGTACGTCTAGCGATTATTTTTTGCACATCGTCCCATTTATTTTGTGGTATAATAACAGGAATGTTTACTTTCTGATACATATAACTGTCTCTATCAAGATTATTAATTCTCTTTTGTTCAAGATAATTATTACTATGTGATTGACCATAAGCAAGTACACCTGTATATGTTGATTTTTTTAATATTCTCATTACACGTTCAGCAGACCATTTTATATCTCCACTTGCATTCTTACGTTGCTGAACAGATAATGACTTAGCGATTTTCATTGAGCCAAGACCATCTAAATACATATCATAAATCATTCTAACTGTTTCAGCCTGTTCTTCGTTAATTACATAGGTATTTCCAACACGATCATATCCTAAGATATTTCCATTACCATATAATGAGCCATTTTCTCTACTGATTTTTTGTCCTGCTTTAACACGATCAGAAGTCTTTCGGCTTTCTTCTTGTGCTAATGTAGCCATCAATGTAAGTCGTAATTCCCCATCACCATCCATAGTCCAAATATTATCATCTACAAAATATACTTCTATATTATATTTGCTTTTGAGTTCTCTGGTATATACTAAGGTATCTACTGTATTTCTAGCAAATCTACATACCTCTCTTGTTACTATTAAATCAAATTTCCCTTTTTTAGAGTCTTCAATCATCCTTAAAAATCCTGGACGTTTCTTTGCTTGAGTACCTGTTATTCCTTCATCAATATACTTTTCAACTAAATTCCAATTGGGGTGGAACTTTAATTGATCGTCATACCATTGCATTTGGTTTTGTAATGCTGATAATTGTGCTTCATGTTCAGTTGAAACACGTCCATAAAAAGCAATATTTCTTGGTCTATTTCTATCGAGGGACGTTATATAATTATCCATGTTATCTCCTTTCAAAAATAAAGCCTATTTTATATACTATTATATATAAAATAAGCCTTATTTTCAACAGTATTTTTCTATATTATGTAATCTTATACTTTTTCAAAATATTATCATAAGTTCTTTTATTAATAATGCCTTGTTCATATAAGATATTTATAATAATCAATGCGCCATCTTCATCACTGATTATATTATTTGATTCTTTTGCTTCTATATTAAATCACCCTTTATTCTTGTCCGTACTACCAAATCCACCATTACGAGAAGTTTCTACTTTATCATCTTCTGTTATTCCATACTCTACAAAAATACCTTGCATAAATGCATCTCCACGTCTAACGGTAACAATTTTATTTGTTTTAGAATCATTTGTAAGTTTTGCAAAGATATGACCTTCGTTATCTGAATAGAAATAATCACTGTCGATAATACCTACGAGATTATCTAGCTGTAAACGATATTTGAATCCTAATCCGCTTCTCGGATAACATTTCAGCACCCAATCAGTATTCATTCCACATCTGATTCCAGTAGGAATTTTAATAGTTTCGCCAGGCTTTAAAGTGAATGTCAGAGGACTTACAAAGTCATATCCTGCGCTGCCTTTTGTTGCTCTTTTTGGGAGTGTAATTGCTCCGTAAATACTCTCAATCTCTCGTCTGGTTGATGTGTCTAATTCAGGAATATCAAATGTATCAAGCCAATCTTTTTCAAACTGTCCGTATGTAACTTTTTCAAATTTTGCGACTCTTTTTGCCATATTAATAATCTCCTTTGTGTATGTAATTTGTTATAATTATTTTATTAATGAACTTGTATTAATACCACGCTAAACAAGATATTGAATAGCTTTATCACTGTCTTTGAAGTCCATAATTTCTTTAATTGTAGGTTGATATTCTTTCCAAGTTGTTGTAATTTCTATATTCAAATCTTCTTTCCATTGCTTAACGTTTGTGAATAAATCATTCCAAAAGAATAACTTTAATCCTTTTCTTCGCTTCGTAATTCCAAATGGAAGGCACAAACCAAGTTTTTGAATTTCTTCTTCTGCGTTATCCCAGTTAATCTTGATTACGTCTGTATATGGATGACTTTCACATATCTTATGTGCGTATAAATCTATATTGAATGGCTTAATAGAATTGATACACACTTCTGTTGTTGGTATATAATATTTAAGCATAAATTTATATCTCCCATAAATATTTTATGTAGTGATCCCAATTCATTTCTAACTGCATATACACATCTATTTTTACAGATTCCTTATCAAAATCACCAATCAAAGGAGCAATTAGAATCTCCCATTCGCATTTACACCAATAGCAATACATAGTTGATGATTTTACTATTTTTTCAAATCCTTCCAATGTGTATTCATCTCTGTGATTTAATAATTCGATAATTACTTGTCTGTATCTTTTATGATTGAATACATTGAACACTTTCATTTGCTTTGCATTTATATTATGCACAAATACATTCCATTCTAAATCAACGTTATTTTTAATATTCCTCATAATATGTTTCTCCGTTTATTTGCGGATATTTCTGTTCTGCATTGTGTATTCTTTTAAGAGCAATTAAACGATCATCAAATACATTTTCATCTATCTCATTGAATCCTAGTAAATATGCACGTTTGTCTTTCTTATCTACACCACAGAACCAATTATCCATAACAGTTCTTATGACTAAATCGCACAAATCATATGTGCCTGTTTCTGGAAATATTCGTGTGTAATACACAACATCTCCCTTATTAATAGTCTTCATTTTCTGATACTTCCTCAAAAATATCTTTCATATTACTCATGAATTTGTTATACGCTTTTACTACTTTTTTGTAGAGTTTATTATTACCTCTATCATCTGGATTATAGAATGGTGCAAATAATGTTCCATTTGCATATCGTACATTTGTTGATATGAAATAATCTTCTTTATCTACGGCAAGATTAAGAATGATTTCCTCTGTATACAATGGTTTGTTCAGTGTGTATTGAGTTGTGGTTACTCTGAAATTATTATATACAAAATCTCTATCTTTGACTGATTGTTTTACACGATATGTTTTTGGTTCTACCATAAGATTTTCTCCTTTTGTACGGGAGTCAATTAAGACTCCCATAATACTATTTGATTTTGTTTCAATGTTTCTTGTACATTAATAACTCTCTGGTTAGATGAGCCTCTCCAATGTAGAGATATATCTCTGAGTTCATCGACATATCTTCCATCTATAAGTACATCACATTTACTAACTAATTCTTTACGCATTTGTAGCATTTTAAGTTGTTCAGAGTTAATATCGGTTATAACTGGATGCATAATCTGTTCCCATGTATATCCTGTGTATAACCAGATATTTTTAGTGGGATATGAAACTCGAATTTCATCCACGATTTTCAGAACATTTTGTACATTTTGGGGGTGTAAAGGATCACCGCCACTGAATGTAATTCCACTAATATAGTCTTTTTTTAACTCATTTAGTATTTCATTCATTGCATTTTTATCAAATGGAATCCCACTTTGGGGACTCCACGTTTGCTGATTTTGACAATTTGTACAATGATGTTCACAACCTGCCACCCATAATACAATTCTTAATCCATCACCATTGTTTTGATCTGGATATGTTATATTATGATAATTCATATTACATACTCACCCTGTCTTTAATTTCTGCATTTTTTGCTTCATTATATCTTGTTTCCCCGTGTACTCTTGTGAATCCTAAATAACCATTCATTCGATCAATTTTAGTAATCATTTTACTTCCACACTTAGGGCATACATCCATTTCAACTTGTTGATAACCGCAATCTTCACAATAGCACATAGCAAGATTTACACCTTCATAGAAGCCTTTATCCATTGCTCTTAACACCAATGTCTTAATAGCTTCTTTATTATATCCAAGATTATATCTGCAATATTGAATTTTTCCACCATTAAAATAATTCCAGAACCTTCCTTCTTTATCTTGCTTTTCAATCGGGTTCATATCTTCTGATACATGACAATGAAAGCTATTGCTTACATATTCTTTATCTGATACATTTTCTACAATTCCATAAATCTTACGGAACTGTTTAATTTGTAATCCGCATAAACTCTCGGCGGGAGTACCGTAAATTGCATAGAGTAAATGATCCTCTTCTTTGATTTTATTTGTATAATTATTGATATACTTCATTACTTCTAATGCAAATTCTCCATCTTCCCTAATGGATTTACCATTATATAATCTTTGGAGTTCATTCAATGCTGTAATTCCATAACTTAATGTCATTGGTGGTAATAATGATTTAATTTTATCGTCTGGTTTTAAATGACCGCCAAGTAATCCACCTTCGCAAAATGCAATTGGATTTACACTTGCTCTTAATTCACCAATATATTCATATGTACGTTTATGAAGATTGCGGATCATTTCAAGATAATAATTAAGAACCTCATAGAAATCTTTAGATTCTCTTCTTGCTTTAGCGAGAATCATCGGGAGATGAAGACTAACTACACCAAGATTGAATCTTCCTTCAAAGACAGGTTTATCATTTTCATCTACTGGATGCATTCCACCTTTTTCATACCAAGGTGAAAGAAATGCTCTACACATGTTAATCGTATGTCACCATACGCACTGACTAGCTTTTCCCTCAGAGGTGTCCTAAGTCTCGTCATTGGGCGGTATCTTTGGAAACAGTGCTTATCTCTGTTTCTACTCGGTTACACTCATCACCGATAGTCGATTAACTTCTTTTAAGAAGCACAGCTTCATCTATAGTACAATCGAATTTCTTCTCCTATAGACCTATCTGTTAGCAGCTTACGCCACACCTGTTAAGCAAACAGTTAAATACCGTTTTACATGGGCTGATTTGCACTTACCCATAGGACTAACCACTCGTTTATATTTTTTGTACATTTCTGCTACATATCCATCACCTGTTAAGGACAACCAATCTGGATACATTGTTTTTGCACTACATTCAATTCCTGCATTAAATACATCTGCATTAGGATATTTTTCAGAACCATCTCCATGTAAATCTTTGTCATAAAGAAATACGATTTTAGGGAATAATACAGGACGTTTAAATCCTTTTTTACCTTGACCTTCTTTATGAACATTTAACAATGTAATCGCAGCCATTTTCCCAAACTTGCTCGTAGATAGTCCTATGGTCATTGTTACAAACGGATAGTCACCTCGACTTGATCCAACACTATTTAATTTATATTCTATTCCTTGCCATCCCTGTTCAAAGTCACGTTCTACTTTTTTAGTGGCGTATTCATCAGCTCGTTCACATAAAGTTTCATTATCTAGCTCTCCGTCTACATCAAATGATATATCCTTAAACTCAAAATAATATTTATAATAACTTTTCTCTGCATATGGTTCTAAAATCTTGTCTACTTCTGGTACAGTAAATCCTCCGTATTGTTGCGCAGCCGTTGATAAAATAATATCTCCCATAACATCAAAAGCAGTATCCAGATAATTTGGCTCATTATACCAAATATTTCCCATTTCAAATCCATTCTTCATAACTGATCCAATATCAAACAAACAGCAATTGAAACTATCGAGTCTTGCACTTCTATCATGAATATAAATATATCCATCTTTCATAGCTTGCTTTTCATCATGAGTTAAGAAAAATTTCTTATATAATTGACTACTTAATTCATTGTAAATAAGACTTCTTTTAGTTGCTACTAATGCACTATCTGTATTGGCATTGTTTTTATCTCCAATATATCTGATAGCTTGACTTCTCTCATATACCTTATCCATCATATGAACAAAGTCTTTTTTATAATTTCTATACTCTTTGTACATTTTTGCAACAACTGGAAAATCTTCTTCAAGTACAGATTCTACAATATTGTGCATATCATAAATTTCAATATTAGAATCGTCTTCATATAATTCCTCAATTTTTTGCCAAACATCATTTAGAATAATAGAATAATCATTTTCTGAAAATTCAAACATTGCCCGTCTTGCAGCTTTATCGCAAGCGTTTACAATTTTTTGTTCATCAAAATCTTCTAAAGTTCCATCTTTTTTGATAATTCTAATCATTCATTATCTCCTTTACCAAATCTCTTATTAAATAGTTCCTTTTCAATCTTCTCTCTATCTTTTGTTGAAACTGCTAAACATAAGCACATATACGCAATTACAAGTAAACACGCAATAATGAAAGCTCCAACTCCGATAATAACTACATTCATAATAACCATCCCTCTTACATATCTTTAATCTTAATTTTAAGTGCTTCTAATTCTTTATATTTATCAGTATCATATCTGGTATGATCTTTGATGATCATATGGGTTTGTTCATTGCAAATAAGTTCTATAAGTAATTTCTTCTCGTTTTCTGTCATTTTCTTATCTTCCTTTACTATTTTTCTCGTATATATTTATTTTTTCTTTTTCTGTGATATAATATCTGTAGTGGAGATATTTACATAATTTGTTAATAGTCATAATTAGAATGTTTTTCTGAAAATAGTAATATCAGATTTATACTTAGCACATTATCTTTATCTACAAGATGTAACCTATCAACCAATATCTCCACTATTTATGAACAAATTCTTTTGATTTCACCATTGCCACCATCTTTACATTTTAGAACCAGATGTGTACATAATGAATCTGCACAGTTTGGTTTGTGTGAAATCATATCAATTACATATTCTCTATTCTCAACTTCAACAGTAATGAAATTATCCCCAATACGTCTTAACTCTCGTACTAGCTCTCCGCTACTAATAATCACTTCTCCAAAGTCACCTCTTTTCCAATCCCAAGTAGATATTGTCTAATTTCAGCCCAATTCTGTAATCTTGTACCTGTCCAATCTGTATTCCAGCTATATGTTCTACCAAAACAAATATTTTCTTTTGCATTGGAAGTCACAAGATTTCTTGCACTATCATCAATGAATAAACCGTCACTCATATCAATATGTGACTTATCAGAATGTTCTTTAAGATTTACACCGATAAATTCTATATTTGGAAATCTTTTCTTAATCCATTCCTCTTTTTGTTTAAGATTAGGTGAATATCCATGTGACACGATTTTAATAGAATAATATTCAGATAACTCATTGATTGCACGTTCAGCCCAAGGCATGAAATGTAATCTCTCAAAGAATCTTGGCTGATTGAAGTATAGATCAATATATCCAGGTGAAGCACAATCACATTCTTCAAATCCCCAAGTATCAACAGTCCACCAATTTACATAATGGAATTTCTTATAATACTGAAAATCTTCATTATATAAATCAACAATCGCATCTATGGTGGCGACTAACGTTCCATCAAAATCAACGTATAATGTTTTAATATCATTTCTCATCTGTGATACCTCTTTTTGCTCTGTCTTTATTGATTACACGTATCATTTTTGCAACAGATTCTTCCAGACTTCTATCATTCAATACAAAGTAATCAATAAGATTGGATTTCTCAAAGTTGGAAAATTCTTCACTTTCCTTGATGTAATTAGCTTGCCAAGCGTCATAATCTCCACGTTTTCTTGCTCTTTGGCGCAAATCATTATATGGAACATTCACCATAATGGTTACTAATTCAATATCCATATCTTTTGTTTTAAGTTTTAATTCGTAATATCCTGTGGGATTGATAATGTAGAAGTCATTATCTAAGAGTTGCTGTTTTGTTGCGAAGCTGCAATAACCTACTCTATCGGTGTAAGCAATCATATCATTACGATATTTTTCAACTTCATTAGAAGAGATAAATATATGATCACAATTCTCATCTGTTTCGTTCTCTCTTCTTTGTCGAGTAGTATACGATTTTAAGACTTTCATATTCAGATTATTCGCTGCTTTTTGGGTAATGGTTGATTTACCCGAAGATGTTCTTCCTAATACACAATATACTGTATGTATAATAATCACACTCCTATTCTTCTGTATAATTGGTTGCAATCATTCCAAAACAAATTTTATACATCTTTTTCTGAAACCAATTTAGGTGTTTGTCTACTTTAATTGTTAAAGAATATTTATCACTACCTAATTTCAATAAAGTTCCATTTTTAATTTTGGGTATACTAATAGTAATATTCTCCATATTAAATACCCAATGGAAGAACTAAATTTGGTTTAATCGGATTATAATTTTCAAGGGAAAAATCTTCGATTGAAAAATCATAGAAATTATCAGATTTAGGATTAAAATTCATTTTAACTGGTTCAAATTCATAATCATAATGTCCATTAGATGTGGATAAATCTAGTTTCTGTTGTTTTGTTCTGATAAGTAATTCATTCGCAGCATCAACATGGCGATCATAAATCTGCTCATTTGCTACAAAGTGCGTAAACTTACCTGCTTTATATCCAGTTGCTTTTGCAATCATCATCTGTAAACAAGCATACTGTACTTCATTAACTCCACCTGCACCACTAGCAGTAATCATATCTCCACTTCTTTGAATAAGACACATATCAAGATATTCACCTCTTACATTCCAGATAGTAAGGAATGCACATGGCATTAGTCCGTCTGATTCTTTAAAATCTTCTTCTTGCCACAAAGACATAATATGTCTACGTCCATATGGATTTTCTTTAATGTCAGTAATTAAATTGTTGAGAAGATTATGTTTTCTTACTGTTGCTCCGTATCTAATACCTATCGTTCCTGGAATATCTTTAGATTCCCAAGAATCCCAATAATTAACATTATATTTATCTTTTAATAAATGTAATGAACTACTTTGGTCTTGATAGATCCATAACAATTCCTTAATTGCACTCTTCCATGCAATAGGACGCAATGTACAAATTGGAAACTCTGTTTGAAGGTTATAAGTTCTTACAACGTGGTTTACAAAGTATGTATAGGCAGGTGTACCATCTTCATATTTTGGACGAGGATTTTCGTCTTTTGTTCCATTTGCAAGAATATTACGAATATCATTCACTAATAATAAATCTGCTCTTATCATGTATTACCCCTCCACAATCCATAATCTAATATCTTCTTTAAATTGATTACATAATTTTTCATCATCTGATAAGAAATTTACAACACACTCTTTATTAAGACTTGTGCTTAGAATCCCCATAATAGATTTGGCATCAATCGTATACCGAGAATATACATAGTCGATATCTACATCTTTATATTCTCCACATTTTGCTACGAATAACCCTGCGTCATTGATTGTGTTTAATTTGACTTTACACTTCATTTTATAAAATCCTTTCCTATTATAATGTTATTAATTATAAGATGGCTCAGTTTTATCTGTTCTGACAATTTCAAAAATTGGGAACTGCACCGAAATACCACCATTTTTATTTTGTGTTTCTCCTTTATATTTGATCTGCACAATCTTTCCGACAATCTCATCTGGATTATTCCAGAAAAAATTACGTTGAGAATCAGTAAATCCAGAACCCACGCCTAATTCATATCCTTTATAATCACATTTGATAAGTCCTAATGTCCCTTTGTATTTACCATCACCTTCAACTACACCTGTACATAAAATATCAGCGTGTTTAAATGATTTGACTTTTAAGATGCCGTTATTGCGTTTATTCTTCCATACTGTATTTTTGTTGAGCATAAGCCCTTCCCAACCTTTTTTATTCGCTTCATTTAACAATGATTCAATCACTGAAATATCAGTACCTTCGTATACAAATGGAACAACTTTAAGACTGTCTAATTCCTTTCCTAAGATTATTTCAGATAAAGGAATTAAATATGTTTGTTTTCTATCCTTGTACTTATCTTTACTTTCTCCTTTTTCAAATTCTTCTACTGGAATCATTTCATAGATTACGAACTGAATACAAGATTTATCAGAATCGTCAGAATTGATAATACCTGTCCCTAATTGGAAATTATCATTATCAGAAAGATTATCAATGTTTTTACGAATTAGTTCACCATTGAAAAAGAAATTATCATAAGCTGGAATCTTTTGAATATCTTCAATAATATGATCTAATCCAGAAAATGCTTTTCCTTGTCTACTAATTAACTTTCCTTTGTAATATCCTGCATTATTGCCATTGAGTTTTTGCGATAATGCAAACCATTCGTTTTTCTTAGGCATATTCGCATCAGACATTGGGAAAGCTTGTTGAACATCCCATGATGGAATTAATCTTGGAATTACACTATTTACTACTTTCTTATCGCACCCTAGTCGAAATTTCTTTGTGATAATTTGTTTTGCAAACTCTTGAACTTCTTCTGATTGTCCTTTACACCATGATTTACATACGACAACATCACTGTCTCTACCAGAATTGTTTTTAGAAATATAGTCTAATAAGATGTCAAAGTCATCAATAACAGATTTCTGTGTTGGATTAACTTTAATCTTATCCCATTTCTTTGTACTGATACCTGTTGTAATGTTTGAATCTAACAAAAACACTAAGCACTTTTTAAATAATTCATCGTTTTTATTTTTATAAATAATTAGCTTTTTGTCATTTAGACTTCTTGTATTTTGTAGTTGCTTAAAAATTTTAATTACGTTTTCTACTCCCATGCGTTATAGCTCCTTATTCCAATATCAACAATTCGTGTAAATGGGTTTTCATCTTTCTTGCATTTAATAACACCTATAAATACAACATTGTTACTTGTATCATATTTCTTTTTATGCTCCATGAGATAATCCCATGCTTTTTGCATGGTAGAGAATTTATCTCCCATCCATCCGCTATTATCACCATATTTCACACAAGGAACATATTTATAATTCTTCTTACTCATTTATTCTCCTTATAATATGGACTTTTCTTTGCATATTCTTTCAGATACTTTAACATCTCTGATTCTTCTGGAAAGAATGGATCTCGCTTATGTTCAAGTGCAACATAATTTAAAAAGTTCATCATCAACTGACCAAATCGTAAGTCTGGATAGCATTGCATCCATATTCTTTCTAGTTCTTTTGTAAATTCTGGTATTCTATTCTTATCTCTCATATTGACATCCTTTGAAACAGTTCTTTCATACATATATAAATTCTGCTAATGCATTATAATATCCAGCTAATATTCCTATCACCTGAATAGCTGCAATAATGACTAATAGTGCAAAGAAATGTAATCTCTTTATATTAATTTTTGAGCAAAATAAGCTTAATATCGCCAACAAATAAGATTTATAACGTTCAAAATAGTTAAATTCATATTTTTCTTATTTAATATCTCCATTCATTTTTGCTTTAAATAACGCTTTTAAATAATCTTGTGGGTTGTCCTTTGCTGCTTGGAATCCTACTTTTTGTCTTTTAATATCATCAAGTACGATTTTATATTTAGGGCTATCACTTACTTCTTCTCTATATTTCCGCACTTCTTCACGGGTTACTATCTCTTTATCAACTAAAATTCTCAATACAACTTGTACATCAATTGCTGTTTTAAGAATAGTTTCTTGTACTTGCAATTCGTGTAGAGCTTCTTCTGGTTTATAAAACTTATCATTGCTTACTGGCATTTAATATCTTCCTTTCCAATAATTTCAGTTAATGTTCTAGGTGTATAATCCATGTAATTTATCATACAACCAACATTTTTAGCAATACATTTGATATTATGTTTCTTATTCAGCGATTCTATAAAGTCTTGAAAGATGGTTTCTTCATTTGAATTATGCACGTGACCATATAACTGAATGCTCCATACCTTATATTCTTCTCCATCTCTTTTATAATGATGTTGATGATTCCAGAAAGCTAAAGGATAATGAGAAAGAACTACATTATACTCTTTACCATTGATTTTATCCTTTAATTCCTTATAATCACAAACTTCTACAAATAGTTGCTTGTACCGTTGGTCTTTCACTCTATCGTGATTACCAACGATTAAATGTTTGTTACCTTTCAGTTTGCTTACAAATGAGATTACATCTTCATTCTCTTTCCATGCTAAATCACCAAGAATATACACATGATCAGCATTGGTAATTGTATTATTCCAGTTTGTTTTAATTGTTTTATGCATTTCTTCAAGTGTTTGAAATGGTCTATTGTCGAAGTTAGAACCTTCGGCTGTTACATTCTTATGGAATAAATGCACATCTGAGATATAATAATTCGTATAATCACCTTCTTCTTTCAATCCACTCATTGTAAATCTTATCCGCAACAACTTCTACGTCATTATGTATGCCTTCATATGGAGGTTTTACTAATGAAGAAAACATATGTGAAAATATAATATCAAAACGTGCGCTATCTGCATCCATATTATATTTACTCATTAAAGTTTCTTTTACTCTTATTACGTAGTCTTTTACTTCTTTATTCATCTTCTACAGGAATCCATTTTTTAACTTTGATTTCTTTAAGTTCTACTTCTGTACATTTAATCTCATCATCATACTCCCAAGGTCTTTCATCCTGGCATTCTGTTGCACCTTCTGAATATGTAGTCATGTAAAACTTTCCATTATCTTCAAATACAATTTCATGGATAATTGACCATCGAGTAGTGTCTACAATTCTATCAAAAATAGTATTGTACCAAGGTAAATCAAGTTCATTTACTAAATAATCTTTACTAAATACTTTTGTTCTTGTCATTATATTATTCTCCTTCTATAATTCCCCAACCTTTGCAAGTAGGACATTCACAATATTTTTTATTAATCTGAGTCATAAGTTCTGATAAGTATCTCTCTACTTTATTTTGTAAATCTTGATAATTTTCTCCGATAATAGATGGAGCTTTTACACAATCTTTTCCATAATCTATAGATGTTGAATTTTTAAAATCAATAATCGTTTCTGTTTTATGTGAAATCATACGATTAACCCACTTAGGTTTTCTTTTTCTTTTGCTAAATAGATTATTATTTGTATCAATTAAAATATTGTATGGATCAGCCAATGCAATTTTCTTTTTTACTTCAAAATGAAAATCATAATCAGATGTGATGTCGGCAACATTAGTATCAATATTTGCTTTAACATAATTTCTTATAATCTTTAACATTTCATCACAATCTAGTTTACAAGGTTTGTCTTGATATGCTTCTTCTGGATATTCGATCTGCGTGAGTAAATCTGTTTTTGCATTATATTCATTGGGAACAAACTCAAAATCTTCTCTTGCGTAAATTTCTTTAATTTCAAATTCAATTGGTTCATATTCTCCTGGAATAGTATCGTACTTATAATTATACAATCCAATTACTTCATCGTATTCTTCACTCTGTTTCATTTCTTGTGTAATAATCTGTGGCATGAGTTCTGTTGCTGTATATCCTGCTTTCAGTTCATACCTAATATTAATGCGTTTATCTTCTTGTTTTGCGGCTATAACTTTAGGAATACTATTAAGTTTAAACCATCTATCTTTATTGGTTTTCTCTGGTACTTCACCATCAAATAAGTATCTAGTTAAGTCTTTAACTCCAAAATAATCTTCATTTGCTATGTAAATATAGTTTTTACAGTTAATTACTTTAAGTTTTAATGGATTTTCTTTACTATACATATTTATTCTCCCATATCATGAAATTCTCTACCATTAAGAATATTAATCAGAGCATTTTTATCTCTTTCTAACGCAAGTGAATAGGAACATTTTGCAATAGAATCTGATTGAGATAATGGTTCTCTTTGTAATTCTTCGTCAATTTTCTTATCAAGAAATTCTACAAATCTCCATAAACGATCTTCGATAGAAGGAATTAATTTGCCATGAATGTTACCGTTTGTATCAAGCTGTACATCAGCAACGTTGCACTTATTGAAATCAGCTACTTCTTTCTTACTTAACCATTTAATCCATTTGTTGCATTTCTTACAATACAGTCCTGTCTGTGTGCCACTTTCTTTTATGTAAAATTCTTCACAACCACACTTATTACATTTTTCTGGAATGATAATTGTTCACCTCTTTTCTTCGTACTATATATAGTATTTATTTTAATTTAACACACTATATATAGTATTATTTTTGCCATGAAATTCTGCTTTCATTTTATTTCCATATTCCTGATTTTAATTTTTCTTGCGCTTCATCTTTATCCAAAATATAGATATCTCTTTCACAAGCGTTACATACACCATAAACATCTTTTCCATCATATTCATAATGATAAACATTTGATCCACAACCACATGGATTCTTCTCATGTGGAACATAGTAACTATGAATGGTTTTAGGTGCATCTTTATAATATTGTTTTGTTCTCATATGATATCCTCCATATCGTAATTCTCTCTTATGTAATCACATAAATCATTCATAACTGAAATAATATGTTCATCATCTTTTAATACAGGATGAATATTACACATACATGAGCCATTTGCCCCATATTTTTTGAATTTCTGCATATTAAATGTGATCCATAGGAGAGGTGTTTTTGTAAGATTCTTTGTTAGTAGTCGTGTTATGATTTTCATTTAGTCACCTACTTTAATATTTTTGAATCTAAACAATTCTTACATAATTCATAAATTATCCTGCCCATATATTCTCTTTTAATAAAATAAATGTGCATTTTATTACGATTTTGCCATGTCAATAAGGTTCTTAAAAAAGATGTTGGATTTAGTTTTGATTTATAATTTTCTGTAAAAATGTCTTCTATATTATCATTCTCTATCAGAAGATAATTTTTCTCTACATTAATCATGCGATTAAACTCTTTGAAGATCCTATCATCATCTTTCGATGCGTTTGCGATATTTCCAGCTAACTCACTTACAGAATTTTTTCTTTCAATACATAATTCATCACTAAAATATGTGTCTGTCAAAAAACCTAATTCTGGACATTTTTGTATCATAAAACTATAATCACCAGTTTTTAATGATTTACATTTATAATTAATATTATTTCTACAAAACCAATCAATAATCTCTTTATTATTTTTCTCCTGTGTATCAACAAGTATTGTGAAATAAGTCATCAAATTCTCATATTCTTTTTTCGTATAATACGTTTTCATCTCTTTTTCTCCACCAATATCCTAAATACTTCCAGTTATTTCTAACTGCCCTTGCCAAATTTTGTCTATCTTCTGTCTCAAATATTTTACATGCAGCACGAATGGAAGCAAAAACAGCAACTAAATATCCATCATCATCATACGCTTCAATTGCATATGCTTTTCCCATGTTTTCCAACCTAAGATTTTCTTTAGATGGAAGTATAGAAATCGTTTCCTTACTGTATATAAGACATTCACCATTACTCCTTTTATCTTTATCTATCTGCCAATCATTAGGGTTATCTAAAAATTTATCATAATTAGGAAGCTTTGATACAATATCTATATAATTTTTAAAATTTAATAACTCATCAGATACAGTTACTCCTTTTGCTCCGTAAAATTTATAATTATCAAATTTAGGATTATAGCATCTTCCTAACATGCTAGTCCATCTATTAAACAAAGGGTGTTTTGTTGCGTTTTTCATTCCAGGACTTGCTATACCATAATAACTCTTCTCATCATAATTTTTTATTTTCCCATTTTTAATTTGAGAAATTAATGCATTATATTCGCATCCTGTGTCAAATTTTATTGTTCTTCTTCGAATATCATCTGGATATCCAACAATTGTAAACCACTGATGCCTATTATTTTGAAATCTTTCCCCGATTAAATATATGTTTTTACTTCCTTTTTCCATGTTCCTCCTAACAAATTTGGTATTCAGTAACCCACCATTCTTGTTCATCTATCTTTTGCCATTGTCCATCAATCTTTTTCTTTTTGGGTTCTTTATGTTGATTTGTAACTTTTACAATATCTCCACGTTTAATAGGATTCTGTTTGAAAATTTTCTTACTAATTTTTACTGGAATTGTATTTCCATTGGCAAGAGCATAAAGTTTTACCTTTGGAGAATAATCAACATTTAAGTCTTCTACAAAACAATAACCAGCATATTTTTTATCGACTATATCCATATAACCCAAAACTTCGTATCTTGATAATAACTTCTCTTTTAAAGAAACTTTTCCGTCAAAATTCCCAGCTAATTCATCTATAATAGCCTTTGAATCAATTTTCATAAAAGTCTTCACTGTTTCTGAACTACAATGCTTTCTAAGAACATCAAAATCAATTCCGAATTCAAACGCTTTATCTTTTTTAAATTGTGATAGATATTTCTTATTCTTATAAAATTTCATGAAAACATCAAAATAGTTTAGAAGATATTTAATATCACCATAGTCTGAAAAATAATCAATATTAATAAGATCTTTTATTCTGCTATCGGCAATACCATTTGTTTTAAGACATACAAATAAATCAGATAAGTTAGAATAACTGCCTTTACCTAGCTCATATAATGTATTTGCAATTACTGTTGAGAAATTTTTAATAGACGATAGAGATGGATTTATACATCCATTATTCTTATCAATGGAAAATTTGCGGTTATCTAATCCAAATTTATATAATCCAACTCGTATTTTTGCATATTCAAACATTTCTTTTTTATATGCGGAAACTTTATCCTTATCACCTTTATCTGAATAATGTTGCATCATTACAGCATAAAATTCATATGGGTAATGAGCTTTACAATATGCTCCATATACAGAGTCAAAACCATAGCTCAAAGCATGAGATGCATTAAAGGAATATTTGGATGCTGCTTCAATGATCTCCCAAGTTTTTTCAAAACCATTTTCACTACCAACATTTTTAACCCATCCTTTAAGTAGTTTAGCTTTTAATTCTGCTAATTCTTTTTCCTTAAATTTCTTTTTACTTATTTTCTTGATAATAGCATATGTCTCTGTTTGTTCAATTCCAAGCCATCCAAGATAAGTCATAATAGATTCCTGGTACATCATATAGTGAAAAGAATCTTTTAAAAGGTTATCTAACTCTGTAACTCCTGTTGTATATGGTAGTCTATTTAAAAAATTATTAAGCTGTGTTTTAAATCCTGGTCTTAAAGCAGCAACTAAAGATGTTAATTCCATCATATTTTGTGGCTTATATTTTTTACAACATTGCACACCAAATGAAGATTCACACTGATTAATTCCAAGAGTATAACCACTAGAATATACGTCCCATGTTTTTTTATCGTTCTCTATAAGTTTTGTCATTTCTGGAACTGTAGGAGTTTTAACCCCCGCTTCTTTGAAAATATTATTGATTGTAAGCCAAATATCTACTTTTAGTAAATCATTCTTAACAAACTTATAGTTTTCTGCAACCATTCCATCAATAACAGTGGTTATTACTTCTTTTTT